AACGTCAGGTAGATCCCGAACGCGATGGGTTTGGCGTGCAGGTAGATCGCCTCGCCCAGGGCCGTGGCGGCGAGTGCGAGCAGGTAGCCGAGGACGTTGCGCATCAGGTCTCCCTTGGTCGGTCGTTCCGAGGGTTGACCTTACCCCCTGGCATGGGGTGAGGTCAACCCTCGGAGTCAGACCGGGAGCGGGAATGCCTCAGGTGACGCACCGCCGGGCCGGTACGACAGCACCCGCACCGGGGCGCCACGTCGGTACGCGTTCCACGCCTTGATGACGAGGGCCTGAAGATGGGGAGTCTCGTACTTGGCGTTGCTGGCGGCCTGCCCGTCCAGCACGGCGCGGAGACGGAGGATGCCGCTGTCCGGCTCCAGGTTCGCGCCGTCCACCAGGCGGGCCCAGAAGTGGGTGCTGTCGGTGGCGTCGATCCGGTCGAACACCCACATGCTCAACGCGAGGCAGGTGGGGGGGAGCTTGGTGCGCGACCGGGTGTTGACTGCGGCCTGCACGTACTCCACCAGCTCCGGGTTCTGGCGCAGAACCTCATCCAGAACGGCGAACGGCGGCATGCTGACGCGCACGTAGGCACCCTTCCACCCGTCAGCTTGGTAGCGATGGAACGCCAGCAGCACGGACGCCAGCAGGTGCGTCGACTTGTGCCCCGCGATGGCCAGGTGGTCGCTGTACATGCGCTTGCGTCCGGTGTCGATGGTGCCCTGCGCCTCGGGGAGCAGGCCCTCCTGAAGGACCAGGAGCTGAGTGGTTCCGCTCTCCACGATCGCGGCCAGGCGGTGCTGTCCATCGATCAGGAAGCCGTCACGGTCGAAGCCGATTGCGTCGCCGTTGTAGACCCAGTGTCCGTTCCTCATGGCGTTGGCCAGGTCGCGGACATGGCCCAATCGGACTGCCCGGTTGCGGGGGTTGAGCTGCAACAGTTCGGCCGCGCGGGCGGGCGTGACGTTCTCCTGATAGGGCGGTGGCGGGCGGTGGTAGTTGTCGCTCAACGTTTCTTGCCTTTCCTCTTTATGATTGCCCTGGCGATATCGCACAGGACGAATACGAATAGCCCGAATGCCGCGATGAGATACAGCCAGATGGCGATCTCCCAGTTCACGTGGCCCGCCGTCGCCGCTGCGGGTCGTCCCTGCGGGGGTGTTCTTGCGGGAGTAGCCTGCCCGCGAACACTCCGTGGAGGTCCCTGTCCCGCAGGGACCACGCCGAGCATTCGGCCACCACCGGGCAGGTCCAGCAGATGTCTTTCGCCAGGGTTACCGTGCGCGTGTCGGCGGCGGAGATGGGGAACCAGATCTCCGGGTCATGCATTCTGCATACGGCGTCGGCACGCCAGTTTGGGTTCCTCCGTTCGATTTCGGTCGGTTCGGTCGCGAATATGCGAACCGCCAATTTGCGCCTCCCTTGATTGGTCACGGGATGCCAGCCGACATTCGTAGCCGACCGGCATCCCGTAGCTGGCGCCCATTGCGGGGCTAACGCAGACACTACCCCCACGCCGGGGGTGTGGTCAATGGCGGATCAGCGACGATTCTCACTGGCCCGTGGAAGCGACACGGAACCCGTGCGCCGGGTGGCCGAACCAACCGAGCTTCCCTGGGTAGCCGAAGACGACAGCACGTTGACCGCGTGCACCACCGCGTCCATGCGGTCAGGGCTGTCCTGGGTGACGATCCAGGTGGCCATCTGATGCTCGGCGGCGGCCAGGACGCCGACGTGATGAACCCGGCCCGCCTCGTACACGGCGGATATGAGCGACGCGCGGGTCGACTTGGAACCGCGCGCAGGGATGGCGCGCACCGGCGGCCCGGTCACGGGCAGCGACAGCACCCGAGGTACGAACGGCCACAGTTTGAGCAGCTCGGCGCGGATGGCCATCACCTCATCGGGCGAGTCCTCGGGCACGGAGATCGCATCGACGGCCGCATCAAGCACCACATCGGTGGGCGCGGTCGGCCATTCCCTGTCGCGCATCCACAGGTCACGCTCGGATTTGAGGACCTTGGCCTGACGGAGTATGGCCTTCCACTCCGTGCGGATGCTGCGCCTGAGGCCCGACAGGGACGACTCGTAACAAAGGCGGCCCGCGTCGTGCTCCAGCATCGAGTACAACGCCCGGCGCACCCATCCGGCCACCGTGTAGTGGGCGGAGTCATCGGCCAGGATGTACACGTCCCCGTCCCGGCCTAGGCCAGCGGTGATGATGCCGGACTCGTCACCGGCGTTGCCCTTGCCCTTGCCGTCCTTGCCCTTGCCGTCATTGTCGGCCGGGTCAACCATTGTGATGACCTGCACCAGCTCGGGCACCTCGGTCGCATGCACACGGTGGCGGTCGAACCACGAGCGTTGGAAGATTCCGCCCTCGGGCGCGGTGGGGGCCCCCTGGTACATGGCGTGCCACCATCGGGTGCCGACGTCGGTTTTCTTGGCTTCCCAGTCGGCGGCCGTGCGCCCGCGCGCGCTGGCGAGGTACTCCCCGGGGCGGCGCCCGAGCGGGTCGTCGTCGCCGACGGCCTGGGCTGGAATGTTCAGGTGGTTCCAGGCGGGCTGGGCGCGGTACTTGTCCTCAGCCAGGACCCAACCGGACGGGTCCAGCTCGTGCCAACGGGTCTGGACGATGATCACGATGGCGTTCTGGGTGAGTCGGGTGAACGCGACCGACTGAAGCCAGTTGACGGCGGCGTCACGAATCACGGGCGAGTCCGCCTGCTTGGCGTCCTTGATCGGGTCGTCAATGATCATGACGTCGACCGGGGTGCCGGTGAGCGCCGACCCCACGCCCACCGAGATCACGCCGCCCGGGCGGGCGGACTTCTGGCCGGGCACGTCCGCAAATCGCCAGTCCGCGCGCTGCGACCGGTCCGGGTCCAGCATCAGGCCCAGACTGTCGACCCGCTCCGGGTTCGGCGCCTGGCCCCGGTACCCGGAGCCGTGAGTCTCGATCATCTGCCGGATCTCCAGCCCGGAGCGGGCGGCCACGCCCTGCTCATAACTGGCGATGGCCACGCGCAGGCGCGGGTTGCGGAGCAACATCCAGCCGATGCCCGCCATGACCTCCGAGGTCTTCCCCTCCTGGGGCGGGCAGTTGATGACCCACCGGCGGGCCTCGCCGGACTCGGCGAGCATGAGTGCCCGGTCGAGCCGGTCGAGCATCGGGGTATGCAGGTATTCCGGCCACCAGAGCTGGCGCAGGTGGCCGGGGGTGGGGAACCGTTGTACGGCGCGGCGGTTGATGATGACGCGGGCGAACTTGCGGTCGAAGTGGTCCCGTTCGCGCTGCGTCAGGCCCGCGACAACCCGGTCGATCTCGTCCTGGATGCGACCCACCATCAGCCGATCATGCGCAAGGGTTCGACCTGGGCGACGATCTCGCCCTCAAGTACCTGGACCACCTCGGCGAGCGCGTTCTCTACGGCGTCGTACTCGACGCGCACACGGGTCGCCTCGTCCAGGCCGAGGTACTTGGAACGGCGGTCCATGACGCTGAGGACTACCTCGGCTGAGCGGACGTGGCCACGCAGGGCCTGTGGCATGAGGGCTCGCTGGAGCAGGTCCAGTGTGGCCAGCTCCCGCCCGAGGGCCTCTTCCCGGTTGCCTTTGCCGTCGTCGTACGCCTGGCGCAGGGCGTCCACGTACCAGCTCTGCGCCGTCTTCTCGTTGATTTCAAGGCTGGCGGCGGCGGCACGGACGGTCATCCCGGCAAGTACGCGGCGCACCAGGTCGTCGCGCTTGTCAGCCTCACGCAGCCTGGCGGCCGAGGACTGGGATCGGGGGGCACCCATGTTCCGGATACTACCCCCCTGGCCGGGTGACCGTGGTTCGCCTGACCTGTGGCTGACCACCCTGGGTTGACACCCCCACCATCAGGGGGGTACTTTCTAGTTGCACGGTAGAACGACCGATCAAGGGAGACCTGATGTCACACGAAATCGAAGAGTTCGAAGATGGAACCGCCGCATTCCTGACCGCACGCCAGGACGCCTGGCACCGGCTCGGGGTGACGCTCCCCGGGGCGTTCTCCGCCGAGGACGCCATGACCTACGCCAAGCTGGGGAAGTGGAACGTGCGCAAGGAGCCGCTCCAGACGATCCCCACGATCACCGCGTCGGGCGTGAACGCGGGGCTTGAGTGCCCCGACATGTACGCCATCATCCGGGACCACCCCATCACCGGACAGCCGGAGGTCCTGGGCGGCACCTCGGTGGGACGCGTGTACGAGCCGATCCAGAACGAGGACCACGCCGACGTCCTGAACCTGCTCACGGATACCACGGGCGCCAGCTTCGAAACGGCCGGGTCCCTGCACGGCGGCAAGCAGGTGTTCCTCACCATGAAGCTCCCGGACACGATGGTCATTGGCGGATCGGACGCGGTGGACGTCTACATCGCGGCCATCAACGCGCACGACGGCGGCGCATCGTTCAAGTTGATGGTCACCCCGGTTCGGGTTGTGTGCGCGAACACCCTGGCGGCGGCCTTGGGTGACCACCAGTCCGTCTTCAAGATCCGCCACACCAAGAACGCGGCAGGTCACATCGAACAGGCCCGCGCTGCCCTGGGCCTGACGTTCAAGTACGTCGCCGCCTTCGAGGAAGAGGCGCAGAAGATGGCCGCCGCCCACCTGGAACTGTCGGAGTTCCGGTCTATCGTGGCCCGGCTGATCCCCGACGAGAAGCCGAACTCGAAGGCGGACCAGAACCGGGGCGTCAAGATCCGCACCCTGGATTACATCTTCCAGGCTGCGGACGAGAACGAGGGAAGCCTGCGGTTCACCCGGTGGGGTGCGTACAACGCTGTCACGGCGTACGCGGACCACTACGCCGGGAAGTCCACCAAGATGAACGACCAGGACGCCCGCGCGTTGCGGGCCATCGAGGACCCGGCGGTCTTCAACCTGAAGGCGCGCGCGTTCGCGGCCTTCGCCGCGTGACCGAACACCCCGCCGCCCGGACTGATCATCCCGTCAGTCCGGGCGGCGGGGTGTTTGCGGGGTTCCCCGCGTGCCGTTTCCGCGACGCCAGGACGATCTCCGGCCAGTCGGATTTGCGGCGCAGGTTCCGACGGACCAGGCCGGGCCACTGAGCGAGCAGGGACTGGACGCTGGCTTCGACCTGGGCGTGGTCCCGTCCGGCGGCCTGGCATCCGCCGGGGGCCGTGTAGTAATTGGCGGTGGCAGCCACCCCGTCATGCCGGACGGTCGCGCCGTCGTACCACCATGCGCGAAGGCTCAGTTCGTGTTCGTCCTTGTATGGCACGGTGAATTGGTGCACGGGGTGGTCGTGGCGGACGAAGCACCCCCAGACGGTGAAGATCAGGAACTTGAGGCCCTCGGAGATCACCGCCGGTTTCATGAAGTACGCATTCGGGACCGGGGCCAGCCCCCAAACATTCAGCCCACGCTGGGCCGTCTCGTCGAACATCTGCGTGATCAGAGCATCCAGGTCGCGCACCGGGGCCAGCGTCTTGGCGTCTAGGGCCTGGCGAATGTCGGTGACGTCATCGTCTACGGACAGGAGCGGTGTTCCCTCGGGGTAGCTGGTCATGATGGCGGTGCGCTGCGCGGTGATCCCCCGCGCGGCCGTGACGACTGGCCGCGCCAACCCACGCTCCCGGGCGAGTCGTTCGTATTGGGCGATCTGCGGGTCGTTGTCGTGAAGGAAGACCGTGATTTTTTCCGGCGGCACCCCCCGGCCTAACAGTAGCGACAATGCTGATGTTGCCAACCGGTCCGCGCGCTGGTAACTGGGAATGGCGACCTGGTAACTCATTTGCGGCTCTCTATCTTCTGCGCTATGTCGCGTTCGCGTGTCGTGCGGCGGCGCTTGGCGTATTCGGTTTCGATTGCCGCCGTGTAGCAGTCCCTCATGCCTTTGAGGGCGTAGTAAACAACGGAGTATCGGTACCCGTCGGCGCGTGTCGGGGTCATCGGCGTCACCCCGTGGACCAGTTCGTGACCTGCGAAGAACACGCCGTACCCGTCACGACACGCCACGGTGAGCCCGTATTCGGGGATGTCCAGGTAGCCGCCGTCCATGTGGCGACGGAGGACCGGCATCGCGGACCACGTGGGGAAGTTGAACCGGTCCCGGTGGTAGGGAAGGCGACTGGACCGGTTGATCACCCCGGATGTCCACAAGCTGGATTCGGCAAGACGCCAGTCGGGGGCGACCTCGGCGATGGTGGCATCGTCGCGTGCGGCCACCTCCGGGGCGAATTCGGCGAATGTGGTTGCCAGCTTCGTGGACCACAACGTCAGCACCGTGTGCGCGTCGGGGGATTCCGACGCCAGCGCGGCCGGGCGGCAACCCTCTTGCCCGTAGATGGCCTTCCGGGGCGAGTAACCGAACGTGCGGGACACGTTCGTGTACCCCGCGTTCCGCGCGGTCGTGCCGTACTTGATTCCCAGCACGGCGCGACGCAGGTCCGCCGCATCGCCCAGCGGCAGGTACCCAAGGATCACCTCGCCCGTGCCCAGGTCCCGGTAGATGGTCGCGCTGGTGACGTTCGGTTCCATCACGGGCACGGGGTCCCCGACGCGCGCGGTGGCCTCGTCGGCGGTCATGAGGCGCGGAACGCGGACGGTGGCGGTCATGGGGCCGGTTCGCCGGTGACATCCGCCAGGACCGCAACCAGGGTGTCGGGGTTGGAGTCCATCCCGTACTTCTCGGCCAGGGCTGCCATCTGGCGCTGCACCCACGCGAACGTGTCGAGCGGGAACTGAAGCAACATCATCCGGGTTGACCCGCCGTCGCCCTCGGCCCACATCTGCTTTCGGGCGTCGATACCCACGGCGGGCGCAACGTCGTACAGCGCGTTCGGCGCGGGATCTGCGCTCAACGGCAGGGCTTCCTCCAGTGCGGCGACCAGGTCATCCAGATCGGATTCCGCGTAACCACCGTCGATGAGGCCGCCCGTCTCGTCCAGCTCTTGCAGCAGGGCCAGCAGGGCTGAGTCGTCGTAACCGGTGCCGTCGCTGGCCCGGTTGTCGACCGCGAGGATGGCTAGGGCTTTCTCGTCGGAGCACGCGACGAACTGGGCCAGGACATGCGTCGCGCCGAGGCGGTCACGCATGACGTGCCAGGTGTGATTCCCGGCCAGGATGAGGCCCGTGGATTCTTGAACCACCAGGGGTTTGTACTGGCCGTGCGCGCGCAGGGACCGCTCGATCCGTTCGGTATTGCCGCGTCGGGCGTTCTGGGGATGGGGTCGCACGGAGTCGACGGGGACAGTTTCGTTACGCCCCACGTTGACATGTTCCATGTCGCGCATAGTACCCCCGGACGGGGGCGGTGATCGCCTCCCCCTGCCGGGGCGTTGTCGCGACCCACGTCGGGGTGCGAGTGTTGCGGCGAACCCTGGAGGCTCAGTGAAGAACCCCCGCATTCCGGCGCTGCTCGGCGCCGCTGTTCTGGCCGCGACGGTCGCACTTGGCGTCGGCCTGTCACCCACGGCCGAGGCCGACCCCATCATCGAGGCGGGCGGGCCGGGCACCAACTGCCTGTTGTACGTGGTGATCCTGGGGATCCCGGTATGCGTCAGCACGTCGCCGCCGGTGTCGTCCACCACGGCGTCGGTCACACCGACCACCGTCACGCAGCCGACCACCGTTACGGCGCCGCTCACCACGCCGCACTAGGCGGGTTCCACCAGGAGCCAGGCGACCACGCTCGTGTCCGTGGCGCTGACCGAGGTGATGGTGAAATCGGTGCCCGGGTTGCGGGCGGAGCAGTAGAGCGCGCCGGGCACGCCGCCGGGGGATTGCGCGAACGCGAATACCTCGGTGTCGTCCGTGATGCTCGTGTTGCTGATCGTGGCCGCGCCACCAACGAGGGTGGCGCGGCCCATCCGCGCGTTGCTGCCTTCCTTGATGCGGAGTCCGCGACCCGCGTCCGCGATGGCGAGGTCCACTCCCGTCAGGGAGAGAATGTGTGCGGCTTCGCCGATGATGGCGTTCCCGCCGATCAGCAGCAGGCCACCGGCGCCGACGTTCCCGAACGCGGTGAAGCTGCCGGGGGTTTGGATCTCGCCTGCTGAGGCGCGGAATAGTTTGGTGTCGCCGCCGCCCCACTGGAGGTCCTCGCCGACCTCCACGTCCTTGGGGAACAGGGCGCGGGCGTCGGTCAGTTTCATCTGGGTGGTGAACGTGGCCGTGTTGTACACGTTCAGTTCGGTTGCCGCGTCCGAGTTGACCAGTCGGATCTCGGCTTTGTTGCCGTTGGTGGAGAAGTCGAATCGGCCCTGGGCGAGGCGGAGAAGGTCGACCTGCCAGCCGGGTTCGTTGTTGAAGCTCTGGACTGGGGCGAGGTCGGTGTATCCGCCCGCCACGGGGATGAGTCCGTGGACGGCGTCCCCGTTAATCTTGATTCCGCCGGTGAACGTCTTCTGGCCTGCGATGGTCTCGGCACCGGCGAGGTGAACGACGAGGGAGTCGGTGGCCAGCGCGGCCAGGGCTGCGGCCAGCCCGGTCACCTGGGATTGGGCGACGGTGATCTCGTCGCTGCCGCCAGCGGTGTGTGTCGCGGCGTGCGCGGTGGGGGTGCGGGCGTCGGCGAGCCGGGTGTCGTTGCCTTGGGTCGCGGTCCCGGCGGTGGTGCCGAACACGATGGCGAACGTGCGGTCAGCTGTGAGGTCCCCGCCCCCGGACAGGCCGGTCCCGGCGGCGAGACTGCGGATGGCGAGCGCCCGCGCGGCTAGGTCCGCGCCGAGGCCGGTCACCTGCGCCTCGGTGATGGTGACCGGGTCGGTTCCGGCCGCGCCATGCGTGGCCGCGTGGGCGAGTGGCGTGCGCGCGTCGGCGAGACGGGCGTCGTCGCCCTGGGCGACGGTTCCGGCGATGGACCCGAACACGACCGCGAACGTGCGGTCAGCGGTCAGGTCCCCCCCGCCGGACAGCCCGGCGCCAGCGGTGAGCATCCGCGTAAGCAGCACCCGCGCGGCGAGGGCCGCGTTCAGGCCGGTGACCTGGTTCAGGGTGAGGGTGACGGGGTCGCTGCCGCCCTCGGCGTGATTCGGGGCGTGCGGTCCGGCGGTGACGGGGGCCGCGATCCACCCGGTGTTGCCAGGGTTCCGGACGACGGCGTAACCGGGCAGCTCGCCGGTGAAGTCCACATCGGTGTGCGCGGACAGCGGGTGCGCGGTGACGGGCGGCAGAGGGGTTCCCGCCGGGGGTGGGGCGATCAGCAGGTCGCGCAGGCGGTAAGGGCCGCCGCTGGCCGGGACGGTGAAGTAGTAGACGTATTCGTCGGTTCGTCGGATGCTGTCGCGGCAGTCCGCAACGTAATACGTTCCCACCTGTTCGTAGGACGCGTTGGGGATCAAGCCGAGGAAGTCGACGCGGCCGTCGCCATCCGAGTCCACGGCCAGCACCCCGAGAACGCTCGGCTTGTTGCCGGTCGTCAGGAACGAATTGCCGGGAGCCACCAACGTGACCGTGACCCGCTGGCGCTGAAGCGGGCGACCCCGGACGTCCTCCAGGATGTGGTAGACGTCCGTCACGGTCACTCCCCTAGTCGGGCATCTCGGTCAGCTCGCGAATCCGCAGCTCAAGAACGTCATACGGGCGTCGCTTGCCCTTGCCTGGGTATGTTATCCGCTGCCCAGTGCACACCGTCCGCCCGTCGTCGTCGACGAAAACACCCGCCGCGACCAGCCCATCCAAGGCGGGCTTGAGCGTCGCTGCGATGTTGTCAGCGTCGGCGGTGCAGTTGTTCATCTTGTGCCACACCAACAGCACTTCGGCGAACTCCAGGCGTGGGATGCGCTGCGCTTTCGCGATCCAGTGGGTGTCGGACTTAATGCGCTTCTTGAGCCGGTGCGCGGCCTTCGGGTGAAGGCTCCGGTTCAGGCTGAGGGGTGGGCGCCCGTACGGGAGTCTGAGCGCCCACGTCCTCCCCTCGGTCACAGCCCGGCCCCGAATTCGCGGCTGGTTCCGGGCGGCGCGGTGGTGATCGCGAGCAGGCCCGCGTCGTCCGCGATGCGCCGATACACGCGCTCACCGCAGTGCGCGCGGAACCCCGCGACGTCCAGGTTCGTCGTGATGATCACCGGCAGTTTCCGGTTGGCCCGGAAGTTCAGCACCCGGTAAAGCTGCTCACTGGTCCAGTCGGTCGCCTTCTCCGCACCCAGGTCATCAATGACCAGCACCGGGGTCACCTGGTATTGGCCGATGTCGACGTTGCCGTCCGCGCCGGGGCGCAGCGTCGCCATCATCTCCGGGGCCTCGATCATCAGGACCGGGACGGCGTCGCGGAGCAGGGCGCACGCGATGGCCGCCGCCTCCCATGTCTTCCCGGTGCGACTGGGGCCGGTGATGACGAAGTTGTGACGTCGGCCCGCGCGGTACGCGGCCATCCACCGGCGGGTGAGGTCATGGTGTGGCATGGCCTGTCGGTATGTGAGCGGGATGCGGGCCAGGCACACTTCCGCCTTGCGCGCGTTCCACTCGCCCATGATCTGTTGCTCGCGCTGCTCAGCCCAATCATCCGGGAGTGCCTCGGCGGCGGCGCGCACACGGTCCAGGCGGTCGCCAAGCTGACGCGCCAGGACATCGTCCCAGCGCTTCGACAGGCGGCGCGAATCGTTCACGCCCCAATCGTACCCCGACGCGGGGGGGCCGGAGCCAGTGACATGCGTTGCGGGCATCTACTTCCCCCAGGCGGCTTGGATGCGTGCCGTCTCGGCTCGCATGGCGTCAACGTCCCACGGTGTCCACTCGGCAGGCGGCGCCACGTCACGGTTGCTGGGTTTGTCGGTGAGCGCGCGGCGGAGCGTCTCCGCGCTCAGCCCGAGGTTCTTGGCCTTGAGCCGGGCCAGGGCGGCGCGGATGGCGTCCGGCGAGTGCCCCGCCCCCAGGCCCTTCTTGATCACGCCACGGGCCGCCATGTAGTTCACGAGCCCCCCGTTGGCGTCGTACCACCACCTGGCTAGGTCGTCGGCGGGCGGCTTGGGCTTGGCCTGCGTCGGCTCGGGCTCGGGCTCGGCGAACAGCGCCGGGACGGCGTCGTTCGCCAGTGCGCCGCCAGGCGTGCTGGATTCTTCTAGTTGGTCTTCTTGTTTGTTGGTCTTCTTAGAGATGTTCTTCTTAAGCGTGTGGACTGGCCGCACACGGGTTTTCCGGTCACGGTCTTCCCCGGTCGCGGCTTCCCCCGGCGCGGTGTCCACGTCGGGGGTCTCCCCCCAGGGTGTCAGGCGCGGGTCGCGACTGGGCACGTCCGAGATCTCGTAGTCCATCCCGCCCCGGCGGCCCTGTTCGTCGACCGTCTGTTCACGCTGGAGGTACCCCAACGCCTCCAGTTCGCGGAGCCCTGACGCGACGGCGTCGATGCCCGCCCCGGTCTGGGCTGAGATGCTGCGAAGGCTGAGGTTCCAGCCGTCCGAGTGCGTCATCATCCACGCCCCGAGCCCCCTCGCCTTCAGGCTCAGGCGCGCGTCGCGGAGGAACTCGTTTCGGATGATCACGTAGTGATCGGTGGGCTTGTTGGACCGAATGACCTTGCTCAAGTACTGTCCCTTTCGAGTCACTGGTGGTGGTACCTGTGTTGCTCGGCGGCCCGTCCCTCTTCCGGGGGACGGGCCGCACCTCGCTCAGTCGAAGGGTAAACCCAGCTCGTCGGGGGCTGGGGCGCCTGCCTTGTACGCGGCGCGCGCCCGCGTTGCCAGGGTCGAATCCCCCAGCGCCCGTGCGGCCAGGTCGATCTCCGTCGCCAGCCCGGAGCGGGCGGTGGCCACGTCGGCGGGGCTCGCCTGGCGGGATAACCCGATGACGATGGCCCGTGCCCGCACGAGCGCCCTCAAGGCTTCTTCGGCTTGGGCTGTTGACGCGCCCACTTGACCCCCCTGTACTTCCGGGTGGTCCGGATCGCCGACGAGACCACCGACGACATGGTGTCATCGCGTCCGGTCGCCAGCAGGCGCGCGAACTCCCGAACCTTGGAGACCTGGAGACTGAAGCTGCCGAGGCCCACGTACGTGGTAATGGTGGTCATCAGGACGTCTGCCATCCATTCCTCGTATCGGTCGCGGTACGTGTCGTCCGTGTCGTCGTCGGCCCAGGCGGGTTCGCTGTCGCGGCTCTCGCGCAGGACGGCGGCGATCACGGCGGCGGACACGCTCGCGGCGTCGATGTCGTGGGAGTTCGTCTCGTCCTTGTCGATCTTGATAACGGTCCCGTCGTGGTCCGGGACCACCATCCCGGAGTTGGGGATGGCGTCCTGGTCGCCCACGGCGGCCAGGAGTTCGTCCCCCAGTTCGAGCCGGACGTATTGCGCGGTGGAGCTGAGCGCCGCCACATAGTCGTGCAGGCGCTCGCTCGTGGCAGCCAGGGACCGCACCAGCGGCCAGGTGTCCTCGGGCGTGTGGACGGTCCGCGCGTCACGCTGCGCCCGGATCTCCAGCTCCAGGCGGTGGCGCAACTGTTGGCCGAACTCCAACGGTGTCAACGGGCTCAGGGGTTCCAGCGGCATCAGCCGCGTCGCGTCGGTCGGGGGGGTCGTCACCGTGCATCTCCTTCTCGTAACAGGTCGCGGCGTCGAGCAGGGCCGCCGCGACCACGGGGTGGGGGGCCGTCAGGGCGGTCGCCAGCTCGCGGTACGTGCCGATCCGGATGGCTGGCCACAGCACGGCGACTGCCCCCTGCGCGATGACACGACGTCGCGCAGGGGGCAGTTCGCTCCCGAACACCTCTTCCAGCCAGTTGATCAGATCGTGCTGGCCGTGGTCGTTCATTCAGACCTCCAGGGCGGAGGGAATCTCCGCGAGGGTCGCGACCTTCCCGTCGTCGGATAGGCGACGGCTGAGGGTGCGGGCGCATCCCAGGCAGCAACTTTCGATGCCGTCGCGGCCGGTGGCGAAATCGACCCAGTACAGGTTGACCGCGACGACGGCCCCGATCTCTTCGCAGTGGTGGCAGTCCTCGCCCTGGTTGTCGACCTCGGAGACCAGGGCGGTGGGGACATGAGTCGTTGTCATGCCCCCACCCTACCCCCATGCGAGGGGGTGGTCAACCGTCAAAACGGCGGCTCACCCCCACCCCATTGCTCCCTGCCGGGCGCGGGGGCCGACACCGTCCAGGGGTCGTCCGCCGTCTGCGCCGACTGGCGCTGGCCGCCGCCGCCGTCCCGGCTGGCCTTGTTGACCTTGGCGGTGGCGTACTTCAGGGACGGGCCGACTTCCTCCACGTCCAGCTCGATCACGGTGCGCTTCTCACCCTCGCGAGTCTCGAACGAGCGCTGCTTCAGCCTGCCCGTCACCACGACGCGCATGCCCCGGGTGAGGGTCTCGGCGATGTTCTCGGCAAGCTGACGCCACCCAGAGCAGCGCATGAACAGGGCGTCGCCGTCCTGCCACTGGTTGGTGGCCTTGTCGAAGTTCCGGGGGGTAGCCGCCACGGTGAACGTGGCAACGGCGTGACCGGACGGCGTGAATCGCAGGTCGGGATCGGCGGTCAGGTTCCCGACCACGGTGATCGTGGTTTCACCAGCCATCGTGCGCCCCCGGGATGAGCTTGCCCACTCGATTGATCAAGTCCTCGTCTCCTTCGTGGTCATGCCCGACCATCTCGGCCAGGGCGGTCCGGAACCGCGCCAGGTTGCGCCGCGCCACGGTGAGCGCGTCCGCCAACTCCGCTTGCGTGTAGCCCTCAAGGACCAGGGTGGTGATCATCGGTTGCCTCCGCCGGTTTGGTAGGCCGCCGTCACCGATCGGCCCACGGACTGATACCCCGACAGCGCCGAGCGCAGGGAATGCAGCACGCCCTTCATGGCGTCGCGCTCCGCCTCCTTGGCGCGGAGGCGTCGCAACTTGGTCTCGCACGCGATGAGGGCATCCGCTTTGCGGACGTCGGCGGCGCCCGCGTTGCTGGCGTAAACCGCTTTGGCGTACGCCAGCTCAAACTCGGTTTTGAGCTGCTCCGCCTCCTGAACCAGGCGGGCCTCGTGGAGGATGCCCCGTTCCAGTCGGTTGACCGCGTCCAGGATGCGCTGCTCGATCTCCACGGGCGTGTACGGCTGGCGCGGGTCCAGCGCTTGCAGGCGGTCCATGACCCCCGGCTCCCGACGGGGCGCGGGGGTTCGGTCGGCCGGTTCGCCGAGGATCGCGTTGCACTTCGGGCAGAACTCCACCCCGTCGATACTTTCGGGCCTGACGCCACAGCACGGTGAAGTGTTCACCAGCGGTTGCTGGGTTGGTCGTCGGTATCGCCGTAACCGGTGTGACGGTCGTCCGGGGCCAGGGTGAGCCGCACGGCGGTCATCACCATCCGCAGCGTGGCACCCGGGCTGGCGTCGATGGACTCGTCCAGCAGCCCGTCCCGCTCGGCGACGCGCCATGCCTCATCCAGCTCGGCCAGGGTGAGACCCGTCTTCTGCAACCACGTGCGGGCGAGCTGGGCGCGTTCGTGGTTGCCGAGGACTGGTGGCGCCGGTTCGTAACTGACCTCGGGGTGTGACGCCTCGGCGTCCTCGTACCCGCCCGCCGCGACCGGCACCATGAGGCCCTTGAGCAACGCCTCACGGGTGGCGACGGACACGGCCTTGCCGGTGGCCTTGTCGGCGAGATCGCGGGCCTCGCCGACCATTTGCATGGCGAACTCGGACCCGTCGACCGGGTCCGTGAACACGTAACTCAGGGACACCCGCGCCGAGGTCCAGATGGTGGTTTTCGTCCCGTTGACGACCCGCTCGGTTTCGTAGTCGATGGAATGGATCACCGGCCGGACAAGCAGGCCGACCTCCCGGAGCGCGTCGCCCACCGCGTTGAGGGCATCGTCAATGCCGCGATAGGCGTACCTCCCGCCGGTGTGATCGGCCTGCTGACCCTTGGCGACGACGTGCACCAGGCGCATCAACTCCAGGATCTTCCCCTGCACACCGCGCGGCTTGGGCCGTTCAGGCGGGATCGCGACCGGGTGCTGATCCACCGACGGCAACGACGTGACGATGTACGGCGGCAGGTTGAGTTGCACGCCGGGGGCGGCCTGGGTGGTCACCCCCGTGTCGCCCTCCATCGGGTCGGTCGGGTTGGCGGTTGCCGTGTCGGGCTCAACGGGTTGAGCCTGCCTTGCGCGGGGTGGCATCGGTGAACGTTCCTTCCTGGGCGTAATGACGGAGACCGTCTTCGGTAGCCTCGGTGATCGAGATGCCCACGCGGGCCAGTCGTTCCCGACACCCCACGTACGACTCGCGGTCCATCCTGAATCGCACGCGGTGCCGGACAGCCTCGATGCGCCGGGGCGCGGACGGCGGCCCAGCGGCAACATCCGCAGACCTCGCGGCGGCCATCAGGACCTGTACGCAGACCGCCGAGGCGACCTGGGCCTGGCGGCGGGCCCGAATCTGGGCCGCCTTCCAGACGGACGTCGCGACGTGGACCTCGGCGATGATCACGGCCGGGTCGGACGACCCGGAGTTGCCCTTGCTCGCGGCCAGGGCGTCGCGGGCGCGGGCGCGGGCCTCATCCAGTGTGGTCGCGTCGTCGCTCAACACCCAGGCCGCGAACTCGCTCAGCCTGAAGCACCGAGCCTTGGCGGGTGTGCTCATGGTTGACTCCTTTCCCCCCGAACCATACCCCATCCCCCGGGGGCTAGCATGGGGGGCATGGCGAGAAAGAGAGTGGACATGGGCAAGCTGCGCGAGGCCGCATGGGCGCGCTCCGGTGGTCGCTGCGAGGCGTCGGGGCGACCCCTGCCGACCCGCTGGGACCTGCATCACCGGCGCCCCAAGGGGATGGGTGGCACCTCGCGGCCGGACACGGACACGCTGCCGAACGTCCTGGCGCTACACCCGGACGTGCACAACCTGAAGCCGGACTCAGTGCACATGTTGCGGTCGTGGTCCGAGCCGCGCGGGTACCTCCTGCCCCAGTCGGAGGATCACCCCGAACTGGTGCCGGTGTTGGTGCACGGTGCCACCTGGGCGGTTCTTGCGGGGGACACCTACGCGCCTGTCCCGCAAGGGATCGAATGGGAGGTGGTGTGGCAAGAGGCGGGAGTTCTGAGCCTCACGCACACGCTTACCCTCAGGACAGAGGACGGGGCTCGCCGCATGGCCGAGGTTCTCGGCGAGAAGCCCCACGTGACGGCGATGGTCAAACCGGCCCGCCTCGTGGATTGACACCCCCCACGTCGAGGGGGTAAGGTTCCCCTGGTCGGAACAACCGAGACTCACCCGGGAGACCCGAAATGTCCACTACTCAGAACGAGGACCGCCCCCTGGCCCCCTGCGACCCTGCCGCCGGGGGCTGCGATGGTGATCACCGCTCGACAGAGTGCTATGCCCGGTACCGAGAGCTGTCATCCAACGCGCAGCCGCGCATGGCCTACACGGAGTGGGCTATCCGCTTCCTCTCGCAGAAGTGACGCACGGTCGATAACGACAATCACGGAGGCATCGAATGACCCACAACCAGGACGCGCCACCCATCGAGACCACCACCGAGCTGCCCAGCGGAGACATGACGGTGTTTCCGGCATCGGGCGGGGGGGTACTGATCATCGCCCGCAACGACGACGGCCGCGTGCAGGTGCGAGCCTGCGCTCCCGATTGGAGCACCCAAAGCATGATCACCCGCAGCGTGAGCGCCAACGGTACGACGTGGGACCGCGCCTACCACGGCCTGGGCATCCGATGATCCGGATCCGCGTGACCGTTGAGTACGACATGACGGTTGACGAGACCAAATACACGCGCGGGGCAGACATGGAGGGCGACGCCATCGCCGGGCGCCTCCAGGCGTTGTGGGGCGACGACGCCTCCCAGCTTTTCCAGGACGACCCCGTAGACGGCGAGCGGGTCAGCATCAAGTTCCTGGGCTGGGCCTGATGGACCCTGATGAGGTCCTCCGCCAGATGCGCGAGGCGATCGCCGTCGCGGAGGTATACGAGGGTGAGGGCAACCTCACTCGTTGCGTGCTGGCCCTGCACCGCGCGGTCGACTACGCGCGGGCGCTGGACGACTGGATGGGCAAGGCGGGTCGCCTGCCGGGTGATTGGCAGCGGTACCGGTGACATGGGTGAGCCCCCCGAGGATCGATCACAGGTCGGGGGGCTCACCGCTCGACACGCGGCGGTCGAGCGTTCAGGCGGGCATCCGGCCAGTCTCCCGGACGCGGGTGGTCACGGCTTCTCCGACATCAGGTCGTCCACCGTGGCCGGGCTGTATACCGTCGCCCGGACCAGCAGCGTGGACAGCAGCTCGCACACCGCTGCCACCGCCGTGACGACCGTCGCGATCGCGGTGTCGTCCAGGGCCAGCCAGCCGAGCCCGACGAGGGCGAGCAGCACGGCGCGCACGCCACCGGCCAGGAGGACCGGGTTCGTCGCGGCGAGGCGGCGCAGGAACTCGGACATGATCAGGACCCCTTCGGTGCGGTCACGTCCACCTGGACGTGGACAACGTTCTCGCGGATGGCGTCAGCGACGGCGGCCTTGAGGGCGGCCGGGTCCACGCCGTGCTGCCCGGCGACCGCGCCAGCCAGCGTCTCCACGGCAGCCTGAAGGCCCGCGACGATCGCCTCGGTGTGCTCGATGCGGGCGCCGTAGCCGGGGATCAACTGCTCCTGGATCACCTCGATGCGGGTGCCATAACCGATCTGTCGGTCGTGGATCTCGGCGAGCTGCGTGGCCTGCTCGGGGGTCATGTCGTCATCTCCTTGGGTTGCGGCGCCAGAGACTGGGCGGCCGGTCAGCATCGGCAGGTTCCAGGGGCGCGGATCATCGCATGCCGGGCTGGCCACGACGGACAGGTGCAGGTGATGCCGGTGCTGGTTCTCACCGGTGTACGCCAGCCAGGTCCACGGGGCGTACGTCAACATCCGCCCGCCGACGTTGCGCGTCACGGGCCGCGAGTCGGCGATCCGGGCGTTCGCGATGACGTACTTGATGCGGGCATCCCGGCTGGAAACCAACTCGTTGGCCAGGCGGGCGATGTCGACACCATGCGCCGGGTCGTTGGTGTAGTCGCGGGCCGTGACGACCGGCTGACCGTTGACCTCGTACCAGGGGTTGTGATCTGACGCGCGGCTCGCGTGGGCGGCGTCACCGATACTTCCGTCGGACGCTTTGCTCCGGTTCGGGTACGCGCCGTTGAGCTGGCCCAGCAATACGTTCAGGCTCTCGGCCACACGCCAGGTCATCAGTTGCCTCCTTGAACGACGACGGAAACGTCGGGGGTGGGGGTCGCCCCGGTGGTTGTCGGGGGGATCGTGGTGACACTGCTCGACGGCGGGGTGTAACTGCCCGGGTCGACACAGACGATGGCGCGCGTGTAGGTGCCCTCGTCCTCGGCGCCCACGTGGCCGGTGCGCAGCACGAATGGCGGGGTGCATGGCTCGCCATCCCGGCCGTTCCGGCCGTCGGTTCCTTGGCACTGCCCCGGTTCGGTCGCGCATGGCGGCGTGCGGCCGTCGATGCCGTTCGTTCCGGCCGGGCCCCGGCATTGCGCCGGTTCGTTCACGCACGCGGGGGTTTGACCGTTCACGCCGTCCCGACCATCACGACCGTCGCGGCCAGCGAGCCCATCGGGGCCAGCCATACCCGGCGGCAACGCGCGCGGGGTGGCACCCAGGTCGTACACCTGCTGAGCGAGCGTGCGAGCGGTCGCCTCCAGCGTGGTGGTGCGCCCCCAGCCCTGGTAGGACAGGACGCCCACGCCCGCGACGGCGATCCCGAGCAGACCAAACGCGGCCCATTGCGCGATCAGACGGCCACTGCGGTCGCCCCGGTGGTCAGCCATCCAGCTCCCTCTCGCCGTCGTCGTCCTGCATCCGCAGGGCGGCGAGCCGTTCGCGACGGGTGGAGCGCTTCGACAGCAGGGTCACCAGTCGAACTACGGCCAGGACCAGCATCGCGGCTCCGCCGAGCATGCCGGTAATGGAGTTGATGAGGCCGCTCCACGCGTCCAACTGCCGCCTCCAGCCCAGCGTAACGGTTCGCTCGAATGTTGGTGCATCATCTCACGCGGTGTGACAATCCATGCTCACCGGTACGGCGCCCACGGTCCCCGCGCCGTTTGTTCGACGAGCCTCCAACCAGATGGTGACCAGGTCGCCGCGAGCGCCGAGACTGGTGGCGATATCCATGCTGCTGTCGAACACCGCGAAACCGCCAGCCGTGACCGAGTGGGTCGCGGAATAGGCGTCCAGGCCGTTGGCGCTGGCGTGCACCCGGAAGTCACCGGCGCCGCCACCGTTCCCGACTGCCTCGAACCGGTAGTACACGGTATTGCCGACACCGGAGAATCTGCCTTCGGCGAGGACGTCGTATGTTCCGGATGCCGTGGCGGGCCAGTCGGCCAGGTTCGGCGAACGCTGGTTCATGGCGATCTGCTCGAACGGCCACCCTCGCCCGCCGTTGCGCGCCTCGGTCAGCAGGGGGGAACCGTCACCGCTGGTGAGGGTGAGGGTCTGGCGTAGTCCCGGCCCGGCGCCGGGGGTCCCGTCGAACAGGGCGATAGCCGAGACGCCCCCCTGGGAATCGTCCCGTACCAGCGAGAAGCCGCGCTGGGGGGCGCCGCCCATGTACGGGTCGGCGGGCAGGAATTCGCCGATCCACAGGAAGTTGATTTTGCTGCCGGTGCCGTCGGTGTAGTTCCCGATCCATTTCGCCAGGCCACGCGGTACCACCGCATTTACCAGCGGGTTGTTGCGCAGGATCGCGTCCACGACGTTGCGTGTCTGCGCCAGGACGTCAGCGGCCGAGGCGTCCCGGGGGGCGTAGATATCCGGCGAGGTCACAGCAAGTCACCCCCAAGGGTCAGTTCCACGATCTCGGCCTTATCGCCCTGGGGGGGCGAGACTTTGTAGCTGAACAGGCGGGTCCCCAGGTTGACGAACCCGCCGGTGTCACGCAGCTCCGGTGGCCACGTCAGGTCATTGGTGGAGAAAACGATGTCATCGCCGAGGTCGTAATCCGGCAGGTACGGCGAGAGCTGCCCCCACGTGGACACGCCCTTGAGGTACCGCGACGACGAGAAGGTTTGGAGCATCGCCCGGTTTGTTTGCCCGTCCAGGTTACCTTGGTCCTCGACGTCAGGATTGGAGAAGCGGCCTTCTTGCTGGAGGAACCCGTACTCCCAGTCGTATTTACCGTACCGGTCGACATACGATACTAGCGATTTCGTTTGCAGGTCATCGTATCCCTTTCCTCTGCCCCACACGATATTATTGACACCGGAGCGGGTGTTGACATAATCGAATGAGATAACGCTCCCCGCGAATCCCGCCGTGTCGTAGAGGAAATTCGGTGGCGGCGTGGGCGCCCCGAGGCGACGGCCGAGCTTCGGGAAGCCCATCTGGTACACCAGCTTGTACGTGTCGACGGAACCCGCCGGGCCACCGATCGGCTCGACCGTGGTGGTCCACTCGTAGCTGTTGTTCAGAAGCTGGCTGCGGTCCTGGTGCGCCCCCAGCAGGTTCGTCTCCTGGCGTTCAGCGTAAGACATGTCGCGGGCAACGCCCGTGTTGACGGTGGGGGGATCAACCTGAATCCAGCCGTTGCCCCCGGACAGCGGGATCAGGCTGAACTTGGCCGGATCCAGCAGGTCGGCGGCGATCGTTGTCTGGTCGGCGGCGGCCCAGGTCATCGCCTTGGTGATGAGTCGCCGCGCCCACGTGCCCTCCACGGTTTCGGCGCGGATCATCATCCGACCGGTCACGGGGCTGGTCGGCGCGTCGTACACGACGCCGTGCCACATCGCCTTGGTTACCTCGGTTTCGCCGTCGAACCAGTGACGCACGGCGACGATCCCCGTTTTGCCTGGGATCACCTTGTCCCACGGGTACAGGGCCTGGACACTGGGGTCGGCCATTTGGAGGCTCGCCTGGAGTTCGCCGACTCCGCGCATGATGCGTGTGAAAGACGGGCCGCTGAGCGGCAGGGGCGTTCCCCCGATGACCGTGACCACCCCGGCGGGGTAATGCACAGGCCAGAACGTGTACCGAACCTCCTGGCTTATCACGGCCCGGTCCAGTCCAGGCGGACGTAGGTCATTTCGCCCGCGAGGATGGTGGCCCCGAAGCCGGAGCCCTGGTAACAACCGATGCTGATCTTGTCCCCGGCAGTGAATCGGCGCCCCGTGGAAACCGAGGAATACGCGGTGCCGTTGTTGCCCTGATGGCCATCATTGGCGTACCGGGCGGCCATCGTGTCATTCCCGATCCATATGGCGTGCTCGCCACTGAAAGACGACCAGGCCACCCCCGCAAAGATGTCGACCTCACCAGTTCGGTTCACCGTGAATACGTCGAACGATCCGTTCGGGGTGAAGTCCGCGCTAGCGGAACCGAGCAGGGTCGGGAAGGTGACCTTCGTGTCCGTGCCAGAGGTGATGCTCTGCGTCCCCGAAGACCGGTAGTACCGAGACTTCCCGCCACCCGTCGCGGTGTGCTGCACCCCCAGCCAAGCGGAGCCCGTCCAGCGGTACACCATCAGATCGGTGGTCAACAGGGCTGTCTGGCCGACGTACGGGTCGGTGATGTCCGCCAGGGCCGCCGTCGCCACCTGGCCGACGCAGCGCCAGGTCCCGCCGTGGAGGATCTCGACCCAACCCTTGTCGAGGCGGATGCACGCGACCCCGTTGCCGGTGGGCGATGTGATCGCGTTGCGTTCCGTGACGTTGTTGACGGGGATCGCGCCACCAGCGGAGGCGGTGTACTGCCGCATGTCCTGGAACGTCGGAGATGTGACCGTCGCGTTCACTACGCACCGGACAATGGGGATGAACGTGCTGGGGATGGCCGGGTCGCTGGGGGTTCCCGCGCTGTTGGCGCCCTGGACCTTGGCAAGACGCCCCAGGTTGAGCCCGGAGGCGTCGTAGAAGTTGTCCTTGATCTCCACGCCCACGATGTCGTAACGGTTCTGCGTGGGGCTGCTGGCGGCGAGGGTCACCGTGTCGGCTGCCACCAGGTTGTACCAGTAGTCACCCGCCGCCGCCGCGAAATCGTTCTCGATCACGCCGACATGCGGGGTAACGGAGACGATCATCCCCGAGGGGTTGCTGTACACCGGCGCGCGCGTGGGGAGGAAGCCCTGCCGGGCTTTGGGCCCGGTCAGGCTGTTGCCCGAGATCAGGGACGCCATGTTGAGGCGGTCCTCCAGCGCGGTATACGTCAGCGCCTGGAGGTATACCGGGTCGTTGGTGTTAGCCACGTCTGTCCCCTAGCCGAACGTTGAGCGCCACGTGACGGTGAGTCGCGCGTCGGAGTAGTAGTTGCCGCTGGTCGTGCGCCATGAGATCAGGTTCGGTCCGGGCGCGAGCACGAACGGGCGGCCGACGGCGCGCACGTTGCCGGGGGTGATAGCCCCGGTGGCGGCGTCGGCGGTCACCGTTTGGCCCGAGAGGATGTCGGCGTTCAGGCCGAAGCTGGCGCCCGTGGTGCCGTTGGTGATCACCGGGTAATCGGCGTGGCCGTCGACCTGGAACAGGGGGTAGGCGTCCAGGTCACCGGAGTTGATCACGGTCATGGTGCCGCCCGGGTTGGTCCCCAGGCCATACGACCAGTCGAACGTCTTGTCGTACGTGCGCCCGGTGACCACGGCCGGGTTGGGCAGCCCCACGTTCGCGCTGGATGCCGCACCCGAGCTGTACCGCCACGGCGAGGACGCGACCAGGGTGAAGCGGAAGGTGGTCGCCACGCCGCCGCGCCCACCGCCGACCATCGGCGTGGCCGTGAACTGACCGGTTGGGCGCGCCAACACCGCCAGCGGCTGCGCGGTGAGGAAGTCCCACTGCTCCCACACGACCGGCGGGCGCGGGCCCGGCAGGCGCTTCGGTCCGAGCAGGTGCCGAATCCGCTGGATATTGGCACGCAACGTCTGGGGATCGGGGGCGACCATCGCACCGTTGATCTCCAACATCATCGGCCCAACACTCACCGGACCAACCAGCGCGCCGTCGCGGCCCGCGACCTGATCGAGGGGAGTCTGGTAGCTGACGCCTTCCCAGCCCTCGGGTTCCTGGACGGCGGTGCTGGTGCCGTCCGCGAGCCGGTAGTTGAAAACGAAATCATCCGGGCCGGTCGCGTAGTCGTAACCCATGCGGTACCACGCGGGCTGGGTGGTCTGCGGAAAGAGGACGGGCATCAGCGCACCCCAAACATGGAGCCGGGGCTGGCCATGCCGTCCTGCACGGGGCCGACGGACGTTGACGCGAGGCTACCGGCCGCCGAGATGTCATTGGCGGCACGGCGGTTGACCTCGGCGGCGAATACGGAGATGTCCGCGCCGGGCTGCATGACGTTGGTCTGATTGATCACTACCGCCGAACCCGAGGCCAGCGCGGCGCCCACGGCAGCGCCCGCACCAAGGTCCAGGCCCACCGGTTGCGACAGGGGGAACGCCAGCGAATCGGCCACCCCGCTGGAAAGCCCGAGGGCCGCCGCGTTGACCCGATCCCCGATCCGACCGAAGCCGACGATCATGCCCTTGCCGACGTTTTCGGCCATGTCGCGGGCGCGGGTCGATGGCGAGTTGATACCGAAGAACGACAGGACGTTATCCCAGGCGTCCTTGGCGATTTCGAGCAGCTTGTCGCCGATCCGCCCGGCGAAGTTCACGAACCCTTTGATCATTCCGCCGATGATGTCCTGGCCGAATGAGATAAACCTCCCAGGCAATGAGGCCAGGAAACCTAGGATCTCGCCGGGCAGCCTGGAGAAGAACCCCTTTATGCCTTCGATTCCGTTTCCGATGACGCCCACTATCGACGACAGGATCGACCCGAAGAAACTACGGATTCGGTTGAACCCATCCGAAATGAACTGGCCGATCGATGTAACAATCGACGAGATGGTATCGAATATCCCCCCGAATACGGCAGCTATCACGTTAGCTATCGTCGTTATCACGGTTGTGACAATGGAGAATGTGGTCGTGAAGATATTCAGGACCACCAGGAGGGTCTCGCCTACGACGGTAGCGATTAGGCGAATGGGCGGGAGCAGCAGGTTCACGATCGTGACGATCAACGAACTGATCGGCGGGATCAGTGCGCCGAACACGGACGCCAACTGAACGATGATCGGCGTTAGCCCGGTGATCAGCGACACCAGCGGCGGCAACACGGCTGCGACGAGCTGGAACAACGGCGGCAACAGCGGCAGGAACGCCTGGATGAGCGAGAAGACCACCGGGATCAGCGGCGTAATCGCCGTGACGATCAGGACGAAGGCGTTGGCGACCTGCTCCAGCACCGGCTTCAGCACGGGCAGGACCGCCGTCAGTCCGGTACTGATCGCCTCTCCCACCTGGATGAGCACGGGAGCGAGCGCTTGCAGTGTGGACGCGAACACGCCCGCGAGGATGCCCACCAACTGGGCGATGATCGGGACCAGCGGCAGGAACGCCTGGATGACCTGGAACACGACCGGGACCAACGGCAGGATCGCCTGGAGGATGACGGAAAACGCCTGGCCCAGGGTCACCATGAGCGGCCCAATAGTCGGCAGGATCGCGGCCAGTTCCTTGCCGAGGATCTCCGCGATCTGCGTGATGGCAGGAGCCAGCGCGGCGAGCGCCGTGCCGAGGACGCCCGCGAAGATGGACGCCAGGGTGACGATGACGGGGATCAGCGGGGCGGCGGCGGCCAGGATCGCGCCGACTCCCTGCGCCAAGGCGAGGAAGCCCGGCGCAGCGGCGGCCAGGGCGGGGCCGATCGCGGCGGCGATGGGGGCCAGCGCGGCAACGATGAACCCCGCCATCTGGGCGATGATCGGGATGATCGCGGAGATGGCCGGGCCGAGCGCGGTGAATACGGCGGCGATGCCCTGGCCCAGGACGGCGATGGCGGGGGCGGCAGCGGCGAACCCGGTGCCGATGGCCTGCACCACGGTCACGAGCGCGGGACCGACGGACGCCGCCAGGTTGGACAGGATCGGTAGCAGGGTGACCGCGAACAGGCGGACCAGTTCGCCGATAACGGGCGTGAGCGAACTGGATAGGGCGTGCATGTCGGTGAAGAACTTGGTGAGCTGCTCTTGCCCTATGGCACCCTGGGTGAAGTTCTTGAACCGGTCGCTGGCGCGAACCAGGCTGTCGATGAAACTGCCATTCGCGGCCTCGCTGGCCTTGAATACCCCCGAGAACCCGCCGAACACGTTGGCAACGATCAGACCGAGCTTCTTGAAGTTCTCGATGGCGTCGCTGATGAATTTCGCAAGGCTGCCATCTGCGGCGGCTTTGCCGATGAACGCCCCGAACTTGTTGCTGACGTCCTCGACGTTCTTCGCCAGCGCGGGCAGAAAGCCCGAGCCCACGGTGGAGATGTCCAGTAGCCCCGACAGGGCCGGTTTGATCGCATTCGTGAGTGTGCCGAACGCCGTGGCCAGGTTCCCCGTCAGGGTGTGGACCTTGGCGGTCTGCGCCCCCTGCACCAGGAAGGCGGCCAGCTCGTTCGTGGTGGCGCTGATCTCCTTGGCGATGGAGCTGAACAGGTTCTTGACGTCGGGCAGCACGCTCCGGTTCAGGTTCCGAAGCGAGTCCCCAAGCCCCTTGAACAGGTCCTCCTGTAGCTGCTTCTTCAGCCCACCGAAGGCGTCTTTCGCCGCCTTGGCGAAGTCACGCGCGGCGGGCGTCAAGCCCTTGAGGGCCTGCTCGAACTTCTTGGTGTCGCCCGACAGGCCCGCGCCGATCGCATCGGCGACACCGGCGGTGGCGATCTTCAACGTGGCCATCACGCTGACCGCGCCCAGCAGCGCCGCCGGTAGCAGCGCCGCCACGCCGGACGCCTTGGCAACGGACGCGCCGAGCCCGAGGATCCCCGTCGCCAGCGACGTGACACCAGCGATGGCCAAACCGGCGGCGGCGCCGATGAGCGCCACCTTCACGGCGAGCGCCGTCACGCCCAGCGTCGCCTGGATGGCGGTGGAACTCAGGCGGGCGATACCGCCGACCACGCCCGCGAGGGCGCCTGAGATGCCGCCCAGGCCGGATGCGATGTTGCCGGGCAGCCCCTTGAACGCCTTGGTGAGGCTGTTCGCCATGCGCTTACCGGCCTGGTCGGCTTCCTTCTCGAAGTTGGAGAACGACCCCTTGGAATCGGTTCCGGAGGCAGCGGAACGCAGCTCCTGTTCGAATGAGCGGCGTAGGCCGGTGCCGTCGGCTCGGAGACGAATGGCCGCCTCGCCGATGACGCGGGCCATGCCACCTCCCTAGATTTGTCCGAGCTGCCGCTGGGTCAAGGCGATCTGCTCGGGGGTCAGACCCCAGGTCGAACGGTCCCTCGGCGCGGACCTAGCCGCTGTCGCGGTCAGGCTGTCCGCCAGCTTACCGAGCACCTCATGTGGCGCGTCCGCCAGCAGCGCGTATACGGCGTCGAACCACTCCCAGGCCGGGCCGTCGTAGTCGAAGTTCGCCAGGGTGAGGCGACCTTGGATGTACGGCCCGTAGCGGCCACCGTCGTCCGCCAGTGCGAAGATCACACTGGCGGTGCCGTAGGGCGCTTGCTGGACACCTCCACCATGTACTCGGTGATGGCGATCAGGTCGTCCAGATCGACGCCGTACTCTTCGTTCTCGGGGTCCATGAGGTGCACCCATCGGCGCCGGGAACTGCCCGACTCGAACATCTCGAACACGGCGCGGGCCTCGGCGTCGTCGACCGGGTACGCCTGGCCGTCGGGACCGACCCAGCAGGTTTCGCCCTCGGCCACGTCGCCGGTCCACCGGGCGGGCGTGCCGTCCTTGTCATCCAGGATGCGGGCAACCTGCGGCGCGATGCTACCGATCGCGGACGCCGGGTCTTTCTTAAGCGCGTACATCAGGCTGGTGATGCCCGCGCTATGCATGGGTCGGGTCACGTGGAACTTGAGGGTGACCAGCTCGTCTTCGGGGTCCAGGACCTCAAGCTCGAATTCCTCGTTTACCTTGCCGCGATTTTCGCGCGCTTTGGTGAACTTCCGCATCTTATCCTCCGGTTATCCTGCGGTTATCCTGCCGCGAACGGCAGTGCGCGGGTCAGGAAATGCGTTCCGCGCGTTCCGGGGTGGTGCACCTTCTGCGCGAAACGCACCTTCCCGCCCTGAATGAAGCGTAGCGCCTTGCGCTTGCGCGGCCTGATGATGTGCGGGGGGGTGCCCTCGTGGTGGTACCACATGTATGAGGCGCCCAGGCCCGCGCCTTTCCATCCCGCTATGACGTCGACGTACACACCCTTGGCGGTGCTGCCAGCGTTCTTCCGAATGCTGGATTGCAGGCGCCCGGTTCGCACACCGACGATCGTCTTCGCGGCGAGCTGGGCACGGGTCATGCGCCGTGTCAGGTCGGCGAGCATCTCGGGGGACTTGGCGATCCCTTTGATCTGGGCGCCGTCCAGCTTGATGCGCCACCCGTCGGCGCGGATCACGCCAGGTCCATCGCGGTGATCGCCAAGGCCGCGTCCCAGGCGTGCTTCCCACCCTCGGGGCCGAGGGGCGTCAGCGCGCCCGCCTGCACCGTTGCGGCACCGCCGGGACCGACCAGGCCGCCCGTGCGCGAGCAGGCGGTGACGAGTGCCTGACTGAGCAGGCCGCCATCGCGCGCGAACTGGAGTCCGGCGGCGTGCACGACCTCGGCGGAGGGGATGCCGGTACCGCGCTCGCCGGACGAGGGGGTGCAGCGGACAAGCTGGATGGACAGGACAGCGTGCCGCACGCCCATCGCGGACAGTCCGGCCCCGACCTGAGGGCTACTGGGCGCGCTGTCCTCGGCAGGTCCCCAGCCGATGCCGCGCAGCGCCACGCAAAGCTGATCGCAGTCCCATGCGATGGCGCTGGGGTCACCGGCGGCGACGTACCGGCGCTCCGGGAGGTCCACCCCGGCGGCATCAAAATGTGCGACCACGATGCCGAGGACGGTTTCCGCGATCACATCGAGCGTGAGTCCCCGGCCAAGACTGGTCACTTGGTCGTCCTCCGCGCACGGGCGCGGACCTTGGGCGGCGTGGCGGTCATCTTGGCGAGGGCCTCCAGCATCTCGACATCGACATCGCCCGGGTCGCCGTCAGCGTCGGGGGTGTCGGGCGCCTCGGGTTCGTCACTCGCGGCCCCGGGCCTTTCGGGCGCGGGGGCCACGACCGGGACCGCCGGATCAGCGGAGGACGTCACCGGCGGAGTTCGAATCGCACCATGCGGGGAGAAAGGATCATGGGGGAGGTGCATGTTCAGCCTCGCACAGCTCGGGGGGTGTCGGGTGACCAGACCGTAGCACGCTGCCCCCGACCCTTGGGGTTGATAGCGGCTAGGAAGAGATCCACCGAGTAGAGGCCCGTCCGGCCGTTGTCCAGGAACTCCATCGTGTCGAGCACCTCGACGGAGATGCCCTGGCGGGAGAACGATTGCATGCGAATCGGCAGCAGACATGAGCTGTCGCCGACCCTGTCCAGGTGCATCTGAACTGCGAGATCAACGGCCGCCTGACTGCCAGAAACGGGAGGGGCTTCGCCGACGGCGTAGGTGATGACGGTGGTTTCCCCGCACATCTGCCAGCCGTGGCCGTCGAGCCGTTCCAGCCAGCCCGACGCGGTCAGGCGGAAGTCGGTGAACGCGACCCCGTCCACGGTGACCGTGGTGATGGAACGCGGGCGGCGGGGGAGCTGGATGGCGAAGGGTTGCTGGTGGTCGCCACGGCGGGCGTAATACGACGACCGCGCCATGTCGACGCAACCGCATGATCCCCATGACGGGTGGTACGGCCAGGTGGCATCCCCGGCCCGAGGGAGCGCGCGGAGGGTGACGGTCTCCGTGCAACCCCGGCCGTACCAACGTCGACCCGACAGCGCCCACAGGATCTCCGACGAGAGCATGAGCAGACGAGCCCACCCCTCGTCGGAGAGGTCCGGCCGGTAACGCTCCGGGACGTCGGCGGGGGTAGCCCACGCGGAACACAGGATCGGCGAGGTGACCGCCGGGTCCACATCCGGTGACGTCATGAGCTACCCCCGTTCGGTTATGCGGTGACGGTGACGGCGACGGTGTCGCTGGCCGTCCGGTACGTGCCGGTAATGGTCGGGGTACCGGCCGCGACTGGCGACACGAGACCGTGCGCGTTGACGGTGGCCTTCGTGGCGTCGGAGGTCGTCCAGGTGGTGACCTCGGTGACGTCGCGGGTGGACAGGTCCGACATGGTGGCGACCGCGTTGAGTAGCTGCGTGGTGCCGTCGGACACGTCCAGCGCGGCGGTTGCCGGGAGCACGTTGAGGCTGGTCACGGTCAGCTCGTTGCTCACCGTGTAGTAGCCCCGGGTCAGGTCCGGCATGGTGGCCGTCTGGACCCACTGCCACACCCGGTCACTGGGCAGGTACCAGTCGTTGGCTGGCCCGTCGCCCCAGTTCTCGTCCTGGACCGACTCGCCCTCGAAGTTGCCGGTCATCGGGTCGGAACCGCTGGCCGCGAGGTCATCGGACAGGGTGAGCTTGGCGTGGGGTACCACCCAGTGGGCGAAACCAGCCTTGGCGCCATCGATGATCTGGTAGGTCCAGAACTCGATGGACACCCCGTTGGGGTTGGCCTCGACACCGGTCTCGGGTGCGGCGCCGCCGATCTGGTTACCCGCGCTCTCGAACGTGGAGGACCCGATCAGGAACTCCATCAGAATCGGATCCGGGTCGCACACCTGGAAGGATGCGATCTTGCCGCTCTTCACGGTGGACGGCGCCTTGAAGTAGACGCAGATGTTCCCGCTGCCGTTCTTGAGGGTGACCTCTTCGCCGTCCTCATAGTTCAGGCCGAGGCTGATGGTCACCAGCGCGTCGGTCTTGTAGCCGTTCTTCGCGCCCGGCAGTGGTGCGCCGTTGGCGTCGAGCTTCGCCAACCGAAGCCCCAGCGCGAACAGCGACCCTGCGCCGTTGTAGCTCATGGTTACGCTCCTACGTTCGTCGCCAGATGGAGGCAGGGGTCGAAGGTGGCCGCGAAGACGCTGCTACCCCAAACTTCCTGCCGGTTGGTGCTTCGGTCGATCGTTTCCACGGGGGCTTCGATCAGGTCGATGGTGCTGACCCTGGCCTGAACGGGGCCGGTGGCGTACGCCCATGTCGTTCCCGTGCCGTCCGGTCCGGTACCCGGGTAGGCGCCGTCGGCGATGACCAGGGAATTCAGGGCCGTGAAGAGGGACGGGCCAACGCTGTGTAGCAGGTTCGCGATGGGTGTCACCATGTGCACGGGCACATGGAGAACGACCTGCTGGCCGTTGCTGGCGTCGAGGGCGGCCTGCTCCAGCTTGGCCAGCCGTTCGGCGATGGTGCCGGTGGTGACGACCGTAGTGGCGGCAGTCGACGCTAGGTGCGCGTTGACGTACGGGGCGCCGTTGATGGTGGCCGGGTTCGCCACCGAGATCGCCCCCGTCCACAGTTCGTTGGCCATCGCGGCCGACGTTCCGGCCTCGACCTGCCGACGGACACGGTCGATGTCCAGGACACCGCCGATGGTGCTGCACAGGTCGCGCACCCGGTATGCGGGTGGGGTGTAGTACGCGATGTCACTGTCGTTGGGGGGCGGGGGGTCGGCCAGTTCGTCGCACTGGTCGTAGCCCTGCATGTTGAAGCAACGCTCGGGACGCCAGGCGAACCCCTGCTCCCAACGGGCGCCGTCCTTCGGCTTGATGGCGGACGCCCACAGGCCGCTCGGTCCGGGACTCGCGGGTACTGCCGGTACCTCTGGGTACATGACTTACCTCCTTCCGGCGGGTGCCAGCCCCGGGCATGGGGACTGCCCGGGGCTGGCGGGCGACTAGTCCGTAAACGGGGTCGCGGCGGTCGCCGGAGGGATGGTGCCCACGACGGCACCGGAGGGCTGCACGCCGAGGACGAGTCGCAGGGACTCGACGCCTCGCAGCGCCACACCCTCCCACGTTTCCACGAAGGTCTGGTAACGGTTCTTCAGGTTGAGACCCGAATCCCGCACCAGGCCCAGGTCCAGGGTGCCGCCGTCCAGGAACAGCCAGTCGCCCTCGGCGTACAGCAGGGCGTCCACCTTGTCGGGGAAGGGCGGGAGCACGCCACCGGCGGAGGCGTTCGCGTAGAACTGGTCCGGGATGGCGATGCCGGACACGGTGGCGCCCGCGTTGCCGTCCAGGTGCCACGTGATGTTGACGTTGCGGGCCGCGAACCACCCCGCGATGAGCGCGTCCGCCACGGCGAGTGCGTCCAGGTCGCCGGAGAACCCACGGGTCAGGTCGGCGCGGAACAGCTCCCGCACCCACGCGGGCAGGATCAGGCGGAGCCGGGTCTCGTCGGCGAACCGGTGACGGTTCCGGTAGTACGCCTGGGCCTTGTCGATGGCCACCAGGATGTCCCGGGTGCCGGAGACGAAGGCCGCCTGGCTGAGGATCTTGGAACCGGCCGCCATGAGCGCCAGCAGCCGGTTCTCGGCGAACCGGGCGTGCGTCACCAGCGATTCCCGGGTGGTGGAGTCCACCCATTCCGGGTCGAACCGGCTGGTCCAGTTGGGGTACTGGAGGCACAGGTACACGCTGTACACCGAGGCGTCCAGCATGCCGGGGCACGCCACGTCGAAGCAGGTTTTGGTCGGGTCCACCGCGTCGGTGGGCGTCTCGATCACGCCGACCAGCGCGTCGTCGTCGGCGGTCCATACGCCGATCCCGGACGTCATGGTCAGCGCGTCCATCGGGGCGCGGTACGTGATCTGCCCACGGTCGACGCCGAACCGCGCCATCGCGGAATCCCGCACGGGACGGTCGGTGACGCCCACGGTTGGGATGTCGTAGAGCACCTCGGCGGGGGCGCAGAACCCGCCAGCCGCGACGAGGGACTCCGGGCTGGTCACCCGGTTGAGGACCTCGCGGTTGTGCAGGTCGTTCATGCCGAGGGTGCGCTGCGGCGAGTAGTCGAACTGCATGCGGGCGACGTGCTGCTTGCCGCTGTTGCCGACCCCGGAGCGCAAAACGCTCAGGCGTTCGTGCAGGGCGTTCGTGACGTCGGACCAGTCGAGCTTCTGCCCGAGGGCGAAGTTCGCGGAGGACGCGGTCGCGCGCGTGGTCGTGGTGATCGTGTCCACGTTCGCCGTGGACTGGCCCTTGGGGGCGTGCTTGCCGATGGAGCCCAGCTTCGCGCGACCGGACGCGGTCACGGAATCGGCCTCGTCGGTCGGCTCACCCTCGACGGTCTCGTCCTCGACCGGCTCGACCTCGGTCGGCCCGGCAGGGGCGTTCGCGGCCAGGGCGGAGCGCGCCGCCTGGAGGCGCGAGGAAAGTTCGATGCGGCGGCCCTGCTCTGCGAGGACCTGCTCCTGTGCGGTGGCGATCCCCTCCAGCGCGGTGACGCTGTCCTCGCTCAGCTCGTTCGTGCCTGCCTGCGCCTCGACGGCCTGAGCCTGGAGCGCGGAAAGCGCGGCACTCAGCTCATCGTCCGTTGCAGCGGCAAGTCGAGAGATCACATCCTGGATGTCCACTTGGACTCTCCCTGTTCTCGGTTCAGTGGTTCATGCCGAGGCGGGCCATTCGCTAAGCGATTGGCGGGAGAGTCGTCTATGACGGCGCACCGTAAAGCCCCACGTCTACGGATGGAGTGTACAGAGCCGCAAACGTGGGGCTACCGGCAGCGCCGGGGGGTTACTTGCTCCGCGTGGGGAACCCGCGCCGCGCGGGCCCGTGCGTGACTTTCCGGTACCACTCGCCGGACCCAGTGCATGTGTGCATGTGGTGGTGGTGCAGCGTCTCGCCGTCGCTGACCAGTCCGGTGGCTTGCCCACGTGTGGGCCGGGTGGCCACGATCGCGGTCCCCTTGGGGACGGCCTGGAGGTTGAGGATCAGGTTGCCGTCCTCGGCGTGGTCGGCGTCCACGGGGTACAGCAGTGTGCCCTCGTTGGCCCATACGATCCTCGCGTCGCACCATTTGCAGCGGTGCACGCTCTGGTGGAGTTTGGGTGGGATCACGGGATCAGGCCCTCCTTGCGCAACTGGACGAAGACGCCCGGGATCGTGGGGTCGAACAGGGTCGCGAGCCCCAGGCGTCGGAGGCCCTCGGCGTATGCCTCCGCTCTGACGGGGTCGGTCATGGCGGATACCCGCGCCACTCCGACCGGGGGGCGCTGGGCGTCGCCGTCGTGGACGCGGGCGCGTCGGTGACCGGCGAATGCCATCCCCAGCGCCACGGTTCCGTACAGGACCCAGGCCCCTTGGGCGGAGAGTTCACCGGCCTGGTCGGGGTCTTCGGTGATGGTCGCGTCTGGCCATTCGGCGCGGACGGCGGCGATGATCTCGGGCTCTTGTTCCTGGTAGAGCACGACCCGGCTGAGCGGGTCCCCCTCGCTGGCGGCGACGGCCGCGTAGATGTCGGCGGCGAGCAGTTCGACCCCCGCGAGGTCGCTGTCCAGGGTGTCGGTGGTGACGGCCTGCATGGTGCCTCCTGCTGATCGGGTAGTGACGGTCACCCTACCCCTACGTTTGGGGGTAGGGCAATGCCATCCCCGATCAGCGACGATGCAACGCCATCAGCGCGGCCTGACGACGGGCAGCCAGCCGCAACTGACCCAGGCTCGCCGAGGCCGCCTCGTGCCGCTGACTCAACTCGTCGCCGACACCAAGGGTGGCCACCACATCGGCTGCCACCCTGTCGGCGGCAGCCTGCTCGGCCAGGCTGGACGACCCAGGGTCGCTCGGAAGGACACCCGCCGCGACCAGGGCCGTGACCACACCCGACGCGACCCGGGCGCGAGGCACCGGGAACCCAGGGACGTTGACCGCGAGGGCGGCCACCAACTCCAGGTTGCCGTCGATCCAGCGCCAGTCCCCACTGATCGGCGAGGCGCGCAGCGCGTGCACCTTCTCCGCCGGGGTACCCGGCCGCACAACACCAGCAGCCCAGATGCCATGCCGGTCCTCGCCCAGCGCGACGTCGGCGGCGGCGGTGCCCGTGTTGTCGTAGTGCTCCACGGTGGCATGAGCGCCCAGGTCGGTGGCGGCGTGACCGGTTCCCACGGTGAGGTGTCCGACAGGGACCTCCACGGTGGAGCCGTCCTGGTCCTTAGCCAGGACGGAGCCCAGGGTGAACAACCCGTAGTTGGTCTTGGTCTTGGGCGCGAGCACGCACTTCCCGGTGAACCCCGTGTGACACGTCCCCCACGTGGCGATGTGGCCGTACACGCGGCCGGTGTCGGGCTCCACGTGCATGGCGGTGGGCTCACCAAACCCGGGGTCCTGGAAGTACGCCAACGGGTAGGCGGCCAGGGTGGACGCGGTCACGGCGGGCTTGAGTGTCCCGTCGGGGTTCCAATTGGCCGGGATCCGGTCCACCAGGTTGAGCCGCTTGGCCTGCTTGATGATGTGGGCGCGCACGGCGTCGTGCTCGGATTCGGGGGCCCCGGGCCCGCCCGCGCGGCCAACCGCGTGGATCGCGTTGTCCAGGTCCTCGGGAGTCTCGATGGGGTAGCTGCCGTCGGGCATCGCGTGCCCGGCGTCCGTGGCCTTGTCGCGCTTCGCTTGGGGCACGTCGGCCGCCTCGGCCAGGCACGGCGCGCAGGTGTCGTCGCCCAGCTCGGACGACCGCCACATGGGGGACGCGACAAGGCCCTCTTCGTCGGCGGCGGCCATCTGCTGCCCAGCGATCACGACGTACCCGTCGGCGAACGCAGGGACAGGGACCAGCGTGGTGGCGGCGATCTTGCCGCGCTTGAGTCGCGCCTCGGTGCCGTCGGCGGACATGAGCACGCCCTCGGGGTCGTCCTCGTCCTCGGCGTCGGCGATCACCAACTCCACTGCGGTGTCCACCAGGTCCACGGAGTTGCCGCGCAGGTAGCCGCGCATGGCCATGTCCGCGTGCGCGGAGTCCCCCGCGATCCCGCCGGTGCCACGCCACACGAACGTGCCTTCGGGGAACGGCGCTCCGGTTTCCTTGCTGATGACCTCGGGTCCCGGGACGCGCTCCAGGGTGCGCAGGGCGCCGATGACGGCAGCCCCGTCGTGCCCCTCACCGCCATCCGGGTTCTGGTTTTGGGCCAGGATTGGGAGCGGGAGTGCGCGGTGAGTCAGTGCACCCGGCTCGATGAACCGGCCGTCATCGGTGCGCATCCCCTCGATGACGATGACGGGGAACTCGACGGGAATCTCACCGGCGGGCTCCAGGGCGGGATCGGGAAGCGGCTTGGCTTCGGCGGCGGTCGGCTGCATGGGGTAATCCTCCACGGTGTCGCCCACGTCGAGGCGGATGGCATTGAAGCGGACGGGGCCGGTGTAGCTGAGGGCTGACTGGTCCAGGCCGTAACCGGCGGTGATGTGCGGGATGTAACTGGGGTACGGGTCGGGCGCGTGCGGAACGTGTGTCGCGCCCAGCTGGAGGGCTTGATCCCGGAGGTCGCCGAGTTCACCGTTGACGAGGTACACCATGCACGGGTCGGAGGGCTCGCCCTTGCTATTGACCCCCGCCGGGTTGAAGTGCGCGTGAGCGAACGCCTCGGCCTGGATCGCGGGGTGGTTCGCGGCCAGTTCGGCGAGGTCGGCGCGGAGCGCGTCCACCTGGGCGGGGGCGATCGACTCGTCGTCGTCGCCCATGTAACTCAGCGTGAGGTGCATGTCGGCGGCTGGGTCGCCGCCGTCCACGGCGAGCTGCGCCGCGTCGTCGGGGTGCGGGATCAGCGCGATCATGCCCATTACCGGTCGCCTCCGATGAACCTCTTCTGGAGCGCCAGTATGCGCTGGCGTTCGTCCCGGGCGGCTTGCGCCGTGGTGCGCAGGCGGCCCGCGCGGTCGTCGGATTCCGCCAGGACCCGGTCGTTCCGGGCGCCCTCGCTCTCGGGCAGCAGCAGGTTCCGCAGTACCTGCGAGTGGTCAGGAACGGCCCACACCATGACGAAGTCGCAGTGGCAGTTGTTGTGATCCCCCGGGTGGAAATGGGAGCCAACCCATTCCTGCCCGGTCCCTACCGTGGACAGGCGGTCGTCCTCGAACCCGGTGAAGCGGGCGCCGTCCAGTTCCCGATGCCACTCGTAGTGGTTGAGGCTGATGCCGTACGCCCACTGGAAGCCGAGTTCGTTGGCGCCCGCGTCGGACAGGGCACCCGCCACGGCGTCACCGGTGCCGATGCCGCCGAACCCGTCCTGGTTGCCGCCCACCTCGGCGAGGGCCTCCCTCACGATGGCGACGGGGACGATCTCGGTGGATGCTTCGCCGGGCTCGATGTCGGGGTGCGGGTGGAACAGCAGCGTGTCGGCGAGGCTCATGAGGCGGTCCCGCAGTTTGTCGTATGACGCTGGGACACGAGCCTTCATCGGGGCCGTAATACGTTCGGTGACCCGGTCGGCGTGGGCGTCGCCCCGTTTGAACCCCAGCATGCGCAGCACCACCCGCGCGGCGGCAGTGATCGCGGCGGCCGTCCACTGCGCGAACTTCTCGGCCAGCGCGTCGAACGCGCCCTCCAGCAAACCCTTCTCGTCAGGCCCGAGCGCGGCCAGCAGCGCCTCGCGGCCCAGGATGCGACCGAACTCAGTCACGGGCGCGTCACCCAACTGGGCGCGCAACGCGGCGTTGCGTGACACCTTGGTTCGGATGCGGGCGCCTGCCTTCTCCAGGGCGCGGACCATCATCGCGTCGGTGGCCATGATGATCCGGTCGCGTAGTTGACGGTCGATCTCCATCAGTTCACGGGCCAGCTCGGTGTTCACCTGGTAGTCGACCGGGGCGCCGTCGGCGGTGAGCAGCGCCGCGAGCTTGAGCCCGGCGGCGGTGATCCCGGGCGGGGTGGTCTGCGGGGTGCCGTTGTCGGGCGGCGCCTGGCCCTCGGCGGGCGACGCGGGCGGCAGCGCCGGTGGCGCGGGCTGGCCCTGGATGACCCGGGGCGCGGTCGGCAAACCCTTCGTCCCCAACAGCAACTCCAGCAGGGCGGCACTGGTGGCCGGGTCCACGCCGATCTTGGCGGCGATCATCTGGAGCAGTTCGTCGTCGTCGGGGGCGTCCGAGTCCGCGAAGCCCAGGGCCTGCCGGAGGGCCTCGCGGCCGATCGCGAACCGGTCGAACGCGGTGATGGCGTCCGCGCCACGGTTTGGGTTCTCGGTGAGTACACCCGCGTCCCACCACACCTGAACCAGGCGGACCTCGGCGGGGGCGAACCCGCGCGCGAGCAGCGCCGGGCGCAGGAACCCCTCCGTCAGGGAATCGGCGATCGTGCGGATGTCGCTGGACAAAAAATACTTGTAGTTGCTGGAGTCCACCAGCCACGCCGACCAATGGTTCGCGTCACCCAACCCGGACATCATCTCGGGAGGGATCTCCAGGCCCTGGGCAAGCCGACGCAGGCCCTGGACCACCCGATCTGTCACCTCGGGGGAATCGGGCCGGTCCAGTCGAATGTGACGGACAGCCTTGATGTCCTCCACATCGCCGGTGATGACGACGGGCGCGGCGGCGGACGAGTGCCGTTCGTCGCCGATCGGCTCCACCAGGGCGGCGGTGAGTTCCGCCTGGAATGGGTTCTCGTCGGGGTCGTCCTCGGCGCTGCCCTGGCCGGGCCGGTTGCTGGCCAACTGGGCCATCGTGTCCGGGACGAGCAGGATCCCGTTCGTGGCGACCCGGGACCGGGACGCGGTGCGCAGCTCCTGGCCGTCAAGGAGGATGCCCTCGCACACGTCGCGCAGGGACCGCATCGGCGAGTCCGCGAGCCCCGGGTGTTCCGGGTCGGGGACCCACAGTCGGAGGATCTCTTCGGGGGAGTCGGGCCGGATGTCGTGGCGCATGGATTCGCCCGCGCGCTGAATGGACAACACGCCGTCGGAGCTGACGTTCACCTCGGAGGTGCTGAGGACCTCCCACGTTTCCTCGTCGGTGAGGGGGTTCAGGTACCCGTGCAACCACGCCTCTCCGGAGTAGCTGGACAGGTTCTCGCTGAGGACACCCCAGAAGCTGTACCCCGCCGACAACGGTAGGCGGGACAGTTCCTCCATCGCGGCCCGGCGGAGCGGCTCGGGGGCGCGGGCGTCGGCACTGTCGAACGGGATGGGCTCGTCTTCGTCCTCGACGATCTCGGCCGGGTAGTACCGCACCTTGGACACCTGACGGGCCTTCATGAGGGTCGCGAAACGCAGCTCCCCGATGAGGCCGCGATACGACCAGGCTTCCTTCTGCCAGGACTGCCCCTGACGCGCCAAGGCAAGGCGGCGCATGTCGGCGCGGTCGGCCAGGTCGAGTCGTTGCCCGCTGGCGCGCATCACCTTCGCGCGGGGCTTGCTGCGCTTACCCCCAAGGAGGCCCATGTTCACTCCTCGTGGTCAGAGATGAGGCCCGTAACGGCGGAGAGTGCCAGCGCGAGGCTGAGCCACCGCCACGTGCCAGCCAATGGGGACGAGGCCAATGCGATCACGGTCGCGCTGACCCAGAAACCAGAGCACCAGTTGCAGGTGAACAGCGGGTAAAACCACCTGTTGCCCCAGCGTTCGGTGACATGATGCCTCATCGCGGGTAGCGGCGGGAGTTCATCCTTCGTCCACAGTCGCGTGAGGCGGTACGCGGCGAGGGCATGGACCGCCAGCCACACGCTGCCAACCCAGTTCAGGTTCACGGGGTGGCGGCCTGGGGCCACGACTGGATGGTGTTGGCGTAGTCGGGGGTGAACCGCTTGAGGGTGGACCCGCACCCGCATGCGCCGCTGGTGGTGATGACCACCAGCCCGGCCTCGGTCTTGATGGGGGCGCCGTTGCGGGCCGCGTACCCAACGGGTGGGCGGGGGGTGGCCGCGAAGTCGATGGGGCTGAACCAGTCGGGTGCGCCGCCGGGCGGCGGGCTCCGCCGGTAAATGGCCAGGCCCTCGGGCGTGGCGTACACCTTGACCTGGTTCCACGGCTTGTCGGCCTGGCCCGGGAGCACGACGCTGGCCGGGAACCATGTGGCCAACACGGCCGAGGGTGCGGTCATGTGATCCATAGTATCCGCAACCCCCCTCATCAGCGGTAACACCCCCCAGTGACAGAAGGTCCCCGTGCCACTTGGGGGTTGTGACACGGGGACCTGGGTTTAGGCTACTGGTCGCAGGTTTCGTCCCGCTTGACCCTGGACTTGCGGGCGAGACCAAAGGCCAGGATGACCACCGCGAGCAGACCGCAGACACCCATCTCCCACGGGTTGCCGGTGCGGAACCCCTCGATGCCGTACCCGGCGAACGCCAGCCCGAACATCACTTCCAGTTCCCGCGCGTACTGCCGCCATTCCTCCACTTGGCGACCTGCCTCTTCGGGTGTCACCCGCTCGTTCCCCTCACGGCGCCGCTCGTTCCCGTCACGGCGACGATGACGGGGGGCCGACCGGCGAAGGCCGCCATGACGGAGTCCACCGACGCACTCTGGCGGACGCTGATGATGGCCTCCTGGTCGGCCTCCAGTGCCTCGCTGATCAGCACCAGCGCGACCTGGAAGTTCCCGAGCGTGGCACCGTCCACGTCGAACTCGATGGTGTGGGAACGCCTCACGGGAGCATCACCCCCCAGATGACAGCCACGATCAGCCCGGTGAGAGCCAACTTCCACGACCCCAGCCAGATGGACGCGAGCAGCGTCGCCATGAACAGCGCGGTGCGGATCTTGACGGCCGCCGCCTGGGGGGGCTTCGGGGGCTTGCGGTCCAGCATCTCGTAAAGCTCCTTCGCGGTCGCGGTTCCGTCGCGCATGGCGTCACCTCATCTTGGGGAAGGCACCCGGCTTGCGGGTGGCGTTGGGGTAGTACAGGGCGACCAGGTAGCCGCCGCGTTCGAACTCGTGGACGCTGCCGTCTACCCAGCACAACGTGCGCCACGACCCAGAGCTGGTCGCGTATGGGTGCGGCCACCCGTCGAATTCCACGGCGGGATCAGGGAGCGAGCCGTTGAAGTCGGCCACCAGGTCGCGCACCTTGGCGAGGTAGTCGTCAACGCCCATCTCGTGGTCGTCGTCCTGGTTCAAGGTCAGGGGACCGATGGCGAACCGGTAGGACTCTGGGTTGAGGCGGATGGAACCAAGCCACGTGTGTGCGACGGCACCCCGAATGCCCGTGTAGAAGTCGACCATTTCCAGCATGTCCTCATCCTTTCCGTGGTGTCCCCGCGTCGGGCAGTTCGACAGTGAATGGTGAGCGGGCTACCCATTCGTGCCGCCCGACGCGGGGACTGGCGCACAGCCTCCGCCCTGTTCGGTCCCGCGCGGAGCGCTGAGGTTCCCTCTTGCGAGGGCCGTGCGCGAGCCCGTCTCGAACGGGCGGCCCGCCTTGGGGATTCCCAGCCCCTCGGGGTCGCGCTGCTCACCAGGCTGCGTCACGCTGGTGAGCGGGTGGATCGGGTCGCTGAGCCCCACTAAGGCTCGATCGGTAGCGCCCCGATCTACGGCAGTAGGTCGAAGAGGGCGATGTCGCCTTCTTTGAGGTGCGGGTGGTCGGTCAGGATCAGTTTCTCCAGGTTGCCGTAGCGGCACCGGTAGGTGAGGGTGTCGCCCATGTGGGCGAACCGCACGGTCCAGTTGCCGCCCTGGTGCGGCTTCGGGGCGCCGCCGTAGACCCTGACGTACGCCGTGGTGTTGATCACTCGGGTCTCCCTGGTCAGGTCGTTTCGGTGGGTAGGTCCCGGCGACGCTATCGGGCCGCCGGGACCTACCATCAGGGTACCCCCGTCGCCGGGGGATGTCAACTACTTTCGGCTGCCGTCCTCGTTGAGTCCGCGCCGCAAGTTCCGGGCCCGCGCCGCCAGGTCCCGCGCATCACGCGGCGGAGCCGACTTGCGCATCCGTTCCAGCTCAGCGACCCGCGCCGAGTGGCTCTCCGCCCGCTCCAATTGCGACCCGGCCGCCTTCGCGCAACGCGAATCCATGAACCCCGCCCTGGGCGCGGGGCGACCGCACCCGGTACCGCATGCGCACGGGCCGTGCCGCCACTTCGCGCCACGCACGGCGTCGACCCTGCCCGCCGTCGCGCTGCTGTCCCATTTGCGCTGGGCCGCACCGATCCCGGTGGCCTCCTTGGCGGCTTTCTTCGCCCCACGCCACAGCAGGCCACCCGCCGCGCGGGCCGCGTCCTTGCCTACGTCCTTGGCCACGTCGCGGATGCGGTCACGGTTTGCCATCTGATTCCTCCTTGTTGCCGGTGAGCTTGATCCCGACGAACGGTTTCCCGCCCTTGCGCAGGTGCGCGGCCGGGTCGATCGGGGCGGCCTCGGGGGCCAAGTTCGGGTCGACCGCGTGGAAGCGGTCCGTATCGTCGTCGGCCTTGGTCCGGTCGGTCCGGAGCCGGTGTTTGCCAGCCATGCCTATCCTCCCTTGATCATCAGCCCGCAGGCCATGAGCAGCACGTATGCGGCCGTCAGGCCGACCCGGTAGGGGCTGGCGGCCAACTCTTCGGTCAGGCGTGCCTGCCTCGGCAGGTCCCCCTCCAGGCGTGCCTGGAGGAATGAGCCTGCCCACGCTGGGGCCTCGGGCACGTCGTCCGCCCCGACGGCTGCCGCGCCTTGGCCGTCAACCCGCTGGAATTGCAGCATCACACGTGCACCGGGTGTCATTTCCACGCTCAGCTCAAGCAGGGCGTGGTCTGCCCAGCGGGCCATGCTCGGTACCAGCGCCGTGCCGGTCCCCTCGTCGCGTTCGACCAGCTCCCGGAGGATGGTCGCGGCCTTGACTTGTTCCTGCGCGGTGGCGGCCGTGAGCGCAGCCTCTGCCAGGGGTTCCCACCAGTGGGCGGCGCTACTCATCTGCCGCCTCCGCTGAGTGGGCGGGGGGCCCGTCGGCGGTCGCGGCGTCGGCTTGCGCCAGCAGGTACGCGGCGGTGTGTTCGGGGCGGCATCCTTCGATGCCACGGCGTCGGGCTGAGACGGCGGTGTAGTAGTTGACGTGGTCGTTGAAGGCCGCGCGCCGGGGCGGCCGGGTGATCTTCCTGCGAAGTAGCGTGATGCGCAGCACCTGTTCTCCTTCTGGGGATCCTCGTCGCGCGGGCGTCGAAGCGTCGAGCCCGTGTGGGTGGCGTTACTCGCCCTCGGCCTTCCCCTTCAGCGTCCGGGCTGCCCGCGCGGCGGCCAGTCGGTTCACCTCGGCCAGCTCGTTGTCCAGTGCGCGTTCGCGGTTGGCCGCCAGTCGCGCCGCGACCGCCCTGTTCTTCTCCGCCTCGTCCATCTGATGGTCCTTCCGGTTGATGGTTGGATGGTGCGCGCTGGGGCGGGATCTTGCATCCGCGCTGGCTGGATGGCCAGGCTCTGTAGGCTCCCCGGCTTTCGTTCAGGGTGGGGGTGGTACCTCTCCTGGTTCGGGTCTTCCGATTCGCTCGGTCGTTCCTGTCCCTTGCATGAGTGAGCTTACCCCACGTCGGGGGGTTCGGTCAACTCTGAGTTTCCCCAACACCCACTCCGTGCCAGCCAACAGGCCCGACACAGCCAGGGCGTACACCGCGACCCAACCCAGATTCACGGGCGGGCCGCGCAGATACCGAGGATCACAGCCAACATGAGGCCATAAACCGCGACCGCGCCCCACCAGATACCCGACTGGGCAAGGACGGCGACCGCACCGAACCCGGACGCCGTCACCAGCCCAACGAGCAGCATGGGCCACACGTACGGCGGCACCCGGCGGATCATGAGTCACCGCGCTGAAGGCGCAGCTTGGTTCCAGTGGTGACGTTGACCAGGTGCACGTACCTGGTGGTGACCTTGGTGACCCGACCGACGCGCCCATCAGGCAGGGTCAGGACGTCGCCGACACGGATGTTCATGCGGGGGTTGCTCATGGGTTCCTTCTCACGTGGGATCGCTGGGGAAGACGGCGTGGCGGCCGTCGTACTTGCCGATGCGGTCCAGGCCGCACCCGGCGCAACGCAACCGGGGTCGCGGGCGGGCGGGGCGCTTGGCCTGCACCCCGGCCAGGGACCAGGACCCCGGCGGGGTGCAGTCGAGGATCTCGTCAATGCTCAGGTGGTCGGGCGTCGCCCCGCAGGCGGGGCACGCGCTGGTGCCGATCCTCATCTCGATCCTCCTAGGTTGGCTCCGGGGGGCGGTCGGGCGCCGCCCCCTGGGTGGGCTAGATGCCCGCGACGATCTCCGCGAGGGTGCGGAGGCCGTTCATCCCCCGCGTGTACTCCACGGCGGTCGCCTGGTCGGTCAGGAAGGGGAGGCCGTCGGCCGGACGGTCCACGATCGCGCCCCGCACGGTGTCGAGGATGGCGAAGGAGTGGGTGGAGAGCTGGACTGCGGTGTAGCGGGCCATTTCGGGTCTCCCTTGTTTTGGTTGTTCCGATGAGGTAATCGTACCCCCCCTGCGAGGGGATGTCAACTGGCGCAGGGGGGGTACGCGCAAGGTCACGAAACCGCTTACCTGGTTCGGCTCTTCAGCCCCGTTCGAGGGTCGAACCCGAACAGGTACAAGTCGTTCTCGATATCCATGACGTCGCAGTCGACGTTGAACGCGGCGGCGTCGCGCCCTTGCGCCGCAAGGGTGGCGGACTTGGCGCGCATCTCTCGGGCCGCGAGCGCCATCCTCTTGGCTTGCGCCCTCGTGGGACCTTCGATCGCCTGCTTGCGGGCCGTATCGTTTCCGGCCAGATTGACGAGCACCATGCGATTCTCCGTAGCCATTGGGGGGCCTCCCTTTCGGTTGTTTCCCTTACAAGGTCGAGCTTACCCCCCGTGCGTGGGGGATGTCAACTAGAACGGCAGGTCCCACCAGGTCGGGTCGGAGTAGACGAGGGTGTCGGAGAAGGCGACGACGCGCGCCCGGCCGCCGTCAAGGGAGAAGCCCTCCAGGTAGTGCAGCGTGGAATGCCCAGGCGACCCCGGGCTCAACGTGATCTCGACACCCGGGGGGACAATCAGGTTCACGGCGTGCACGCCAAGCAGGGCGGGCAGCGTGAGCGACACTCGCGGCACGAACCAGTTGTCCGGCATGGGATAGCCGAGGATCCGCTCCAGTACGCCACCCGATGCCAGGTACCCGCGTAGCCACACCTGGTAGTCGGCGGGGGTGGCGCGGCGACAAAGGAAAACCACGTCGTCCCGGACGTCCTGGGCCTCGCCCCAGCTCGCGAACCCGAGCAGCGGCTCCCAGGCTGGGTCGCCGGTCATGACGGCCTGCGGTAGTCGGAGTAGCGGCCCTCGGCCTGCGCCAGGTACAGGTAGGCGCGCGGCACGGTGAACAGCTGCTCCACGGCGCGGGCGGGACCATCCCAGCGGCGTTCCTCGCGGGTGAGGCGATCGCACTCGGCGGTGATCTCCGCGAGGGTGAACAGCTCCGGGCGCTGGTACATGGTGAACCCCTTGCGCTTTCGGGCGCGCGGCATGACGTCTCCTATCGTTTGATGAGGCGGTGCGGGAATCCGATGGCCTCGGTCTGGTGTTGGAGCAGGGCGGCCTCGGCGGCCTCTCTGCCTTGGCGGTCGGTGGGGAATTCACGGAGGTCCACCCATTCGTGCCTGGTGGACATCCGGTATTGCAGGACGATCACAAATTCCCCCTTGGAAGTATTCATCGACAATCGATGTTTCGGTCGCGGAGGCGGGCGGGGGATTCACGCCCGCCCGCCCGCCTGGTGTCAGACGCAGGTGATTTCGATGAGCATGTCGTGGGCGTCGCGCTCCACGTCGAAGCGGTTGTCGTGGTTGATGCCCATGTCGCGGAGGTTGACCCGACGGCCGTTCCCGAGCGCGATGGACCAGGAGTTGCGGCCGGAGATGACGGTCTTGACGATCATCAGGTTCTTGTTCATTTCGGGTCTCCCGGGTGGTTGTTCCGTTTCGATCTAAGAGAACCTTACCCCGTGGGTTGGGGGGTTGTCAACTCCGTGGATCGACCCGAGGTGAACCCGACCCCACATCAGCGCGAACTCCTGAGTGGACGCCTCCCACCAGCCGTCCCGCCCACACGACGTGCAGTAGCCACGCCAGAACCGGCCGCGCCTACGGATCTTGATCCTCACCGGGTCGCCTCTCTCATGATCACTTGCATCAGCCCCACGCGGGCGGCGGCGGCTGGTGCGCGGGGTGCGCTGTTGCGGGCCAGCCGGGCGGCATGTGCCGTGCGGCGTAGGCCAGTAGGCGCCGGGTGGCCTCGGCGCGGGTGATGCCGTCCCGGGCGGCCACCTGTTTGATGGCGAGGTGACCGGCCGGGGCGACACGGACGGAGAGCATTTCGCGGGCTGCCATGCGTAATACGCTAGCCCATCCGAGGGCCGGAACGTAATACGTTTGATCACTCGCGGGGCGAACGTATTACGCGACAGCGGCCGCCGCCAGCCTCCCCTCGATCTCATCGACCCACGCCGCGTGCAGCTCCCGCTCGAACCTGCCGCCCCAGCCGGGCCCGAAGTTGAACAACGTGCCGCTCCAGTCGGGGCCGAAGTTGAACCCGGCGCGGGACAGGACCCGGTCGGTGTCCCACCAGTGCAGGCCAGTGTGGTTCTCGATCTGGTCATGCACCCAGGCGTAGCCGGGGCCGCCAACGGGCTGATCCCCGAAAAGCTGGCCGAGGACGCACCCATACGCGTCGTCAAGGTCCAGTGCGAGCAGGACGATCCGGCTGGGCCAGTCGGGGATCGTCCGGTCCAGGAGGCGGGCGCCTACCCGCACGCGGGTGCGGATGGAGAGCATGCGGTGGCTCTTACGGTGGCCGCCGTGGGCGGCCATGTGGGTGAGTGTGCGTCCTAGCATTTGAGCCTCCCGAGATTGTTGGGCCGCGTAGACGCAGGTCAGGCGGCCAGGGCCGCGAACACCCGGGCGGCGGCCGGGTCCTTGGGGCGGTAGGTGGCGAGCCGGGCGGCGAACACGTCAGCGGTGACGAGCTTGACGGGGACCACGAGGCAGAACCGACCCCTGATCTTGCGCTTCACGTCCGTGGTCACCGGCGAACCGATGCCCCGGGAGAACGCCCCGGAGTAGCGCTTCGCGACGGGGGCGGGGAGGCCGACGGCCAGGAGGTGGGTGCGCACGGGCTGGGGGGCGCCGGTGGCGACGGCCTTGATGGCCCGGTCGTAGGCGCGGTTGGCGCGGGTGCGTCCCCGGAGGGTGGCGCGGCGGTTTCGGCTGGTGGCGATCATGTGGGCCTCCCGGTTTCGGTCGTTCCTGATATGAAGAACCTTACCCCCTCGACATGGGGGGTGTCAACTCCGGAAGGGGTAGCGAGCCCGGCGGCCGTCATGAGCCGCCGGGCTCGGGGTTGGACGGGGAGTCCTCAGATATCGCGCGAACGCTGGTACGAGCACGCGGGGCACAGCCACATCATCTGGCCAGGCAGGTTGTGCACGTCCGCCGCGTACGGGTCCTCGACCAACTCCACATCCGTGTGCGTGCACTCGTTGTAGCCGCCTTCGCACACGGGGAGGTTGCCGTGGAATCGGGGGTCGGAGTTCCTGTTCACTTCGGGTCTCCCGGGGTGCGGTCGTTCCGTTCCTGACATGAGGAACCCTACCCCACGGTTCGGGGGGTGTCAACGCCGGGTGAGCTGCGAATACGCCGCCTGGGCCAGGCGCTCCCGACCGCCGTACAACTCGGGGCGGTACCCGTCGCCCAACAGGTGATACGCCTTCGCCACCCGCTGCCCCAAACCCTTGGTACTCACCTGGGTGGACGCGCACAGCCGGTACCCGCCCGCCGAGCTGCGACGCTTGACGTCGAGCAACCACACGCGGCGTGCGACCAGCACCAGGTCGTAGCGGTAGCTGCCTGCGTGGACCCAGAATCGTCCGTGTTCGGCCTTGTTCCATCCGGGGAAGCGGGTCATCTGTTTCTCCTTTGTGTACGGGGGTGTTCACGATCCTACCCCCGTCCCGGGGGTCGGGGGTTGGTTGGTGTGTCAACTTTGTGGGTGGTTTCCCACCCTGGTGGTCGTTGGGGCACGGGGGTGGCGGGCTCGACGGGTAAGGCGTCCACGGTTCGGGTGGGATGCGTGGTGTCGATGCGGATCACCGGCGACGTTGGGGTTTGACGGTGAGCTTGGCTGGGTGGGACCACAGGCAGTGCCGCCACGCGTCCACGGTGACGGCGAAGTCCGCCGCCTGCCAGTAGATGGCGATCCCACCGAACCGGTGATGCACGCCAGATTGTTCGCCTTCGACCACGGCGCGGGTTCCCTCCATCCGACCGGCGCGCACCACACGGTTCAGGCGGTGGGCATGGGCGGCGCGCACGTCGGATGCGCGGCGGCGACGATGGGCGGCGTCCTCGCGGCGGGTCACCGGCCCTCCCCAGCGTCAGCGGGGGCGGCGATACGGACCTCGGTGACGGGGCCCCCGGTCGTCACGAACAGGCCACCCCACGTGCATGGGCCGAACCGGTCCTCAAGGGACGCCCACAGTTCGCCGCCATTGTAGGTGCGCCACAGATCCCCGGAGTTGTCCAGGACGCACTCGACGTCCTCGGGCAGCGGGTCCCCGGCCCGGAACACCCGGGGCTCCAGGTCGGCGAGCTGGTGGTGGAGGGCGGCGATCTCGGCGCGGAGCGGGGCCTGGACCAGGTCCACGACGTGCTCGGCCTGGGCTTGCCACACGGGGTCATACACGTTGGCGCGGCTCTGCCCGGAGTCATCCGACATGGTCTCGATGACCTTGGTGACCAGCTTCTCGTCGGTCCAGTCGACGGCAGGTTCGTACGTCGCGGCGAAGATGGCGGCCTTGCACGGGTAGAACCCGGCCTGGTCGCGCAGCACCCACTCGCCTGGCTCGATCGTCAGCCACGCGCTGTTGGCGTCCACGAGCAGCGCCCCGGTGGCGTCGGGGTCGTCGCCCCGGTCCTCGGGGTCGATCTCGTGGAACCTGCCCGCCCCGGTCCATGCCTGGATCTCGGCCTCGTTGTCACCGGTCCATTGCATGGCCTGGATGACGACGGGCTTCTTGCGGTACGCGCCGGGTTCAGGCGTGGTCATGGGTGGGCTCCTTGATCCAGCGGTAGGCACCCGGCTCCAGCCAGGCGAGCAGAGACGCGAGCGCGTCTGCGGAGATCTGGTCGCCAGCCCGGAACCGGCTGACCGTGGAGGGGCTCAGGCCCAGGCGGCGGGACAGGGCGCGGTCGGACATGCCGGTCAGCCGGAGCGCGACACCCACCTCCATGCGGAGTTGCGCCCAGTCGACAACGTGGCGGGGCCTAGTCACGTCCCCTCCCCAGGTTCGCCGAGGGCGGCGCGTGCCCGGCGGATGATGTCGGCGAGGGTGACGGTGCGGCGGGTCTCGGGCTCGGAGGCGTCGAGGGACACCAGCCAGCGCAGGACGTCCCGGGCTGCGGTGGCGTGCAGGCTCCACTCGGCGGCACCGAGCTGGGCTTGCCGAAGCTCGGCCCGCGCCTGGTCCCGCTCGGCGAGGCAGACGGCCGCCGCATCGTGCAGGGCCTTCATGCGCATCGCGGCCTCGCGGAGAAGACGGTCGTGGTCGACGCCGCCCTCGGTACCTTGCGCGTGCAGCAGCTTGGAGGCGTACCGCAACCCGTCCGGTGCGGCCTCCACGGCCGGTAGGACTCGCCGACGCGCCCCGGATCGCCAGCTGTTCAGCTCGGCGGTGAGCCGCTGGGTCTCGGCGTCCTTCTCAGCTGGGGCGTCCGGCGTCCACCCCGCGCCGATCAGCGCGGTGACGGCCCTGTCCAGGTCGGCGCCGAGGGCGAAGGGTGAGGGCTTGCCGATGTAGCTCGACAGGATCGCCTTGCGCATGACCGCGACAGCCTCGGTGCGCTCGGCCTCGTACTGGGAGATACGGGGGTCGTCAGGCACGGAAGTACACCCCCTGGAACGCGCCCCGGCCTGGGCCGTCCGCGCCGTGCAGCGTCCAGCCCCAGCCCTCGAACGCGCCGTACGAATTGGGCAGGCAGTGGACCTTGCGCCAGTAGCCCGTCATGGCGCCGTTCAGCAACACCATGACGTGCGCGTGCAGCGCATCCACGGTCTGGTTGTCAGGACCGAGCCAGGTGTCCTCATCGGCGACCAGGGCAGCCAGGGCGGCCACGGGGTCCGTAGTGCCCCGAACGAGCACGTCGCCCTCGGCCATCCCTTCGGCGGCGATCTTGGCCTTGGTCATCAGCACTCCCCGCAGGTGTCGGCGGTGCCGGACGGCTGACCGCAGCGGCGGCAGGTCCGGTTGGGCTTGGCGTCGGCGGGCGCGGAACCGAAGCCCCTCGCGCGATGGATCCGGAGGGTCGCCTGCATGGTCAAGTTCCCCACGGACGGGTTGACGTCCTCGGGGGGATGCCCACACGCCAGGGTGTGAGCCGCACGGCGGTCCGCCAGCGACGTATCCAAATCGGCTAGCGCAACCCGCGCAGGGCTGCCCGCGTCGTGACCGGAGGCGCGCCTACGCGCCTCCAAAAACACGCTGGCGGCGGTAGACAGCGCGCAGTAGGCGTCTACGCGGTACGGGGCGCGCATCAGGCACCGCCGATCAGGGCGGCGTGGATGGCGCGAACGGTGCGGCATGGCCACGGGAACTCGCACTCACCGCACACATCCGCGAACGAGTCCCCAGGCTGGTGACCGTCCAGCACGGCCAGCACGGCCCGGACGGCGGGTGCGCGGTCGCACGTGCAGTTCTCGGCCTCCTGGCATCCGGTCGCGGTGTACATCAGGGCCTCGCAACCAGACTCGTGCTGATCCTCCAGGCAAACCCCGACGCTGTCGGCGAGCCACTCCCGGATCTCGGCGGCCAGGTCGGCATGCTCACTCGGCTTGCCAACAGTGAGGGCCTCAGCGTTGGAACCGGCGGTCGACGCTCCAACGACAGTCGGGTCAGCCACCGGTGTTCCCCTCTCGCTCGCCGCCACGGCCGTCCCGGTCCCACGTGGCGCCACAGGTCTCGCACCACCATGAGGTCCCGTCAGTCGCGGCGTCACCATCGCAATCCGAATCGCCACAGAACGGGCGAGGATCCAGGTCCAGATCGGGAACTCGATCAGCCATCGGTGGTCACCGCCTCGGGGTGGAGCGCGGCAAGTAGGCGCTCGTACATCTCCCCGGTAACGCCCCGCTCTACGAGGCACCGGATGGCGGCCTTCACCTCGGCTTCCTCCGCCGCCAGCCTGGCCGCACGGAGTGCCCGGCCCGCCTTGAAGTCGTCGAACGGCCGGACACCGCGCCTGACGACACAGGAGCACGTGCCGTCCGAAACGTGCCGCCAGACGTGGACCGGACCGAAAAAGGTTTCCTCTCGCAGCCCGTACGCCTCGATCTCCCCCGCGCAGGTCTCACACAGCACCCGAGGGATTCCGCGCAGAGGCGGATCGTACTGGGGGTTCGCCTCCGCAGCCTGGACGGCCGCCACGCTGATCTCGACCCCAGTCACGGTCGCTCCTTGCCGGGTCGCGGGTTCGCCTCGAACCAGTCGGTGGCCGCCACCATCGCCGTGGCGTGCGCGATCGCGGAACCCCGGCGACCGGCCTGAATGGGGGAACGCAGGTTCGTTGGCAGCCGGTACAGGTCAAGTCGACACGCGAAGGTGTCCCCCCCCACCTGGCGCCCGCACCCACCGGGGCAGTCATGGGTCGCCATCAGCGCGCCCACTCGGGTCGGGCGTCGCCGCCTGGCGCTTGGCCGAGCAACACGATCTTTGTGGTCTCGTGAGGCGTCATCGGTCTCCCTTTCGGTCGTTCGTCGTGGCGGTATTCTACCCCCGCTGCCGGGGGGTTTGTCAAATCTCGTTCAGGTAATGGGAGAGGTCCTCCCCGCACTCATCCGAGCAGACACTTCCACTCGGCCAGGCTGGGGTGACCCGGTACGGCGTCCCGCAGTTGACGCACTTCGCCCATTGCTCACCCCGGTCCCGTATGCCGATGTTGATCTCCGCGTATGCCCTGTGGATCGGGTGCGCCGCCGGGTCGGCCAGGATGGCGTCCGGGTCGTAGGCGGTCACCGGTTCGCCCGACTCGGGCCGGGGTGAGGGCGCGGGTTACGCCACCACTTGGGCGCGGACCGTCGCCGTTGCGGAGCCTCCCGCATGACCTCATGCCATCCGCTGTCCGGGTCGTGAAGGCCCGCGTCGTGCGCGGCTGTCGGGTACGTCTCGTCGTTCACGGGGTGGCTCCAGGTGGGTAGAACGGGCCAGCGAGTGGGCCGCAACGGCAGTCGGGGCAACCTGCGTACGGCTGCGCCCACGGCGTATGGCAGCGGATGCACCACCAGCAAGGCCCGCGAACCGCCGTCTGGGCGAAGAACGCGGCGCGGGCCTGGGCGTTGATGACCGCCAGGCTCCACCCCGGGTTGGCCCGCGTGGCGCGGGACCGGGTGACCGCGCACCACGCGCACCGGTCTGGGTACTGGCTGTAATGGAACATGACGTGCCACCACCGGGGCGTGATACGGAAGGTGATCACTTGTGGACCTCCACACGGGCCGCGCTGATCACGTTCAGCCGGTACCTCAACCGCGAGGCCACGTGGCGACAGGCCCAGTTCGTCGTCCACGCCTCGCGGCGCTGGCGCTTGGTGAGCGCCCCCAGGTCGGCGACAGCCCCTCTCGCGTCGTCCTCCAGGGATTCGGCCATCGCCCCGAGTTCACTCACGGCCAGGGCCTGCACCGCCGACAGTGGTCGGGCACTGTCGTACTCGACCAGCGCGACCCCGGTCCGCGTAACCAGGGTCGACCGGACCGGTGCGCCCGGAGTTTCCGGCGGCACCCGATCGCGTACCGCAGCCAGCTCGGCCAAGGTTTCGCCTAGGCGCCCCTCCAGGTCCCGGATCTTCCAGGCCTGACTGTTGTTGGCGTTGGCCAGGTCGCTCCGGTCTTTCTGTGCGCGGGCGACCTGTTCGGCTAGTGCGGTCAGGTCGCGGTTGGCCTTGCAGAGGGCCGCACGCGGATCAGACTGCCCGACAGGCGGGACACGGGGGATGCGGTCCAGCTCCGCCTTGGCCTCCGCGAGTTTGGTCCGCAAATCACGGACCTCCTGGGCCAGAGCATCGTTGGCGGCGGACATCGTGTCCCGCTGGTCTAAGGATCGATGCTTGGCGGCGAGCGCGTCACGGAGGGCGCGGCGAGCCTGGTCCCGTTCCCCTTGCGCCTCCGACAAGGTGCGCGACAGTTCAACCAGCCCCCGATTCGCCTCGGCGACCTGGTCCCGGGAACCCCGGTCGGCCTGGTCTTCGACGGGCAGGCATGTTGGGCAAGTGGGGCGGACCGGGTGCCCCGGGTAACTCCAGCCCTGGGACTCCAGAAGCACGCGCAGCCGCCCCTGGCGCGTGAGGTGCACGTCCGGGTGCGCCACGTAGAGGGCGGAACCGACACGGCCGCACACGACGCAGTACGTCGCGGGGATCTCGACGGGGCGGTCGCCCAGACCTTCCATCCGAGTCTCAGACATCACGGGTCTCCTTCGGGTTCTCGAAGTCCAGGGGCGGGCGCGGTGGGGCCTCGACCGTGGAGGCCCCCCACAGTTCCTTGATCTCGTATTCGATGTCGTTGTAGCGGTCCGCCACGGCGTCCCACTCGGGGAGCATGGACGTCGGGATGTTCGTCAGCCGGGGTTTGAACAGTCCGCCGGGGTCCCCCGCCGTCCAGCTGGCGGTGGATTCGTAGTCGGCGGGCGACACCCAAACCTCGACGGTTTCCTCGCCTGGGTTCACGGTCTCGTCCACGCTGGCCGTGTAGACGGCCGCGATGAGGGCGCGACGGTGGGCCGGGGTCGGGTCGCGCAGGTACCTCTCGCAGGCGATGGTCGCGAGGAACCGCCGGTCAGCTTTGGCCCTGCGCCCCAGGACCCGTACGGCGCGCGGGTCGTAGCGGCTGTAGACGTAGAGCTGCCCGTGACCGGGCCGGTCGCGGCTCATGGTTCGGATTCGGTAGCGAGCGTCGGCGTACCCGGACAGGGTGAAGTAGTGCGTCGAGATCGTGGCCACCACGGTCTCGATGGGCCAGTCACCCTGGTCGACTACCACTGGGGCGCCGACGACCAGCCAGTCGGGGCGTTCGGGGGCGGGTCGGGGTGCCATCACAGGACCTTGATCTTTCCGTCGAGGTCGCGGCTCACCGTGGCGTACCACTTGCGTGAGGTGTACGGGTCGGGTCCGACGACCATGAGTGAGTCGCCGAACCCCAGTTCGTCGGCACGGTAGATCTGACCCGACGCGTTCAGGGCCGTGGCGTCGAACCGGACCGAGCTGGGATCGGCGGCGAGCGCGGCTTTCAACGCCCGCTTGGTCTTGATGCGTTGACCGTTGAGGTCCTGCGCACCTGAGTTGATCCACATTTATCAGCCCTCCAGGGCGGTGTTCGTCTCAAGGATCTCGATCATGTCCACCAGCGCCACGTTCAGGTTGTGGGCCCGGTCGTAGTCACCATCGGAGCAGGCGGTGGCGGCGCGGCTGGCGATCTGGAGCATGGCCAACAGGAAGTAGTCGTCGAAGGCGAGTCGGTCCAGGTCGATCGCGAAGTCGATCGTCGTCTCCAGGTATGCCTGGGCGTCTGATTTGTCGAAGGTCACCGGTCTCCCTTTCGGTCGTTCGTACGGGCTGAGTCTACCCCCCCGGGCGAGGGGTGTCAATACTCCAGATGACGCCCGGCGGCAGCACCAACCGGCCGCCCACAACCTCCACCATGACCACCCGGCCAGCCTGGTGATACAGGGCAAGCCCGCCCACCATCGTGACCACGCGGGACGGGACGGAGATGAGGGTCGCCCCCTCGCCACCGTCGCAGTTGGCCGCCCCGGGGCCGTCGTCGCGCATCACCCCCGCCCCCCCGCCGGGTCGCGGCTGGAACGAGCCGAGAGATCGACGCGAATGCCCGCCGCGCGGCAGGTGGCAACCGTGGCGGTCGAGCCACCCGAGCCGTCGAGGATGAACGCCACGCACACATCCGCGCCGAGGGCGGCCATCGCCCGGTTGCGCGCGTGCCCGGCGCCGCGCGGGTTGCCCCGCCAGTCGGTGGGCGTGAGCGGGTGGGGCTCGTCCGGCAAGCCCCACCCGCGCCAGATGCCCGACCCGATGCTGTCCGCGCCCCGGGCGGCGCCATGAACCAGCACCGCGCCGGGAAGCTGGTCACGCCAGTACGCCAAGCGTGCCCGGACGGGTGACGGCCAGCGCCAGGCCAGGGAACCCGTGAGCAGAATTCGCGGTCGTTCAGCCATCGCCGAGTACATGCCTTTCCTGGCAGTGGTCCAGCGCGGACCCTGCCAGGCTGTCCGTGTCGCCGTGGTCGGACCAGCCGCAAAGGCACGCGATGATGTAACCATCCTCGTCGCCGTCCCAGTCGGGATCGTTGACGAACCGCTCGAACGCCTCCGTCGCAGTGGGTGCGAGCAGGCGGTCGTCCAGCTTGGTGGCAATGAACTCCCGGAGTTCGGCGACCCGGCCAGCCCAGTCGTCGGCGCGGGCCTTCTCAAAGGCGAGGCGGCGCTCGGCGTCGTCGGCGGCGTTGAGCGCGGCGATGAACCGCGCGGAGTCGGCGGGGTCGATGACCACGGCGACGAAGCGCTCGCTGCCGTTGAGCATGCGGCGGTAGACGTTCTGCGGGTTCTTGTTGCCCGCGCGGTATGTATCAGACATGGCCATCAGGCTGCCCCGTCAAGGCGCCCCAAAGCGACCGCCACTTACCCGATCCCCGCCCGCTAACGCCCAGGTCGAGGGCTTCCGTGTCCCAGAAGGTCTCAACGCAACGGTGACCTTCGGCGGTGCAGGTGCGCGTGAGCCACGCGACACCGTGACTGTTCACGCCGCGCTCCGCGCGCCAGCAGCATTCCTCAGACATGGTTGGGCCGATCGACCATGATGACCCGGGCCGCGATCTTAGCCTTCAGGACCTCGATCTCATCGAGCAGGCGGCGGTATCCGTTCGCCCATTCCAGGACTGTGTGACTCTCCAGGTGTTCGCGGACGACCGCCTCCAGTTCCTCGGCATGCGCACGGATCGTGGCCGCGACGCAGGCGTCTATAAAGTCGGTCGGCGGATGGCCGGAGATCCGTACGCCGGACATTGCGCTGGGGGGCGCGTCCGGTACCAGTGTGTGCCAGCCGCAGCCGGGCAGGATGCAATGCAACTCGTCGGGTCGACTCACTGACTCTCCTACTTGTGCTTGTGTGTCTTGGCGGCCTCGGGGTCGTCGGTCGCGTACCACTTTCCGCATGTGGCGCACTGGACGGGCTCAGCCCCGGAGCCGGTAGTGACGCGCCCAGGTGAGGCCGTGCGCGAACTGGAGATACCTTTCTTGCCGTGGCGTCGTCCGCCACCTCGTCCGACCACGTACTTTCTGCCCTCTCTGAGCGTCCCCCGGTGACATCGCCCGGGGCGGTGATCCACGTCAACGTGACCGTTTTACCCTGTCCCGCAACGACGGCACCGACAGCACCAGCAGAAACGTCAGGTAGATCCCGAACGCGATGGGTTTGGCGTGCAGGTAGATCGCCTCGCCCAGGGCCGTGGCGGCGAGTGCGAGCAGGTAGCCGAGGACGTTGCGCATCAGGTCTCCCTTGGTCGGTCGTGGCGAGGGGTGTGCATT